ATGAGAGTATACGATTTAATTGATGAAGAACAATTTGAAAAGATGAAAGATGATTATGATTTAAAAGAGCTGCAAATGAACTTAGGCGATGAGTTCAAGTATATGATTTTTCTGATCAACAAAGAAGTCCAGGAGAGAAACCCTTTAACCTTCTTAACAGAAATGAATGATATCGAACTTTTTGATGAATTGAATGAAGATGACAAATTTTATTTTTGTGTGGTGAATAACTTTGAAAGCCCACAATTTAAACGTTAACCACCCTACCGTTCCAGATCATTTAATAGAAGAAACTAATTACAAAAATGTTCCTTCACAATATCTTGAAAGAAACATACCTAAAGGTCGTGGCATGGTTAAATGGGCACCATTCGCAACTATGCCACAACAGTATGACGACATAAAACGTCAAATAGAAACGCAAGACTATTTTTATATGCCTACATTAAGCGATGAACAAATTATTGAAATCAACGTTAAGTTACATCACTATTCATGTATGCCTTCATCGTGTACTATAATCTATCACAATGATCATCAATTACATGAAATTGATTGCGTAATTGAAAAAATAGATGAATTCAATCAAGAAGTGCAAGTCAGAACATGTTATAACCATGAAAAACTTTTGCTTAAGTTTAAATTTATAGTAGAAATATTGTGAATTCGGTTATTTAGCCGAAATTAGATAAATTCGGTTATTTAACCGAAATTAGATTAATTCGGCTATTTACCCGAAAAAAAAGAGCTACCTTATCTAGGTAAGCTCTTTTTTGTATAAGAATATAGCTGTTCAGCAACCTTTAAACTTAAATTTTCTATCTTTTTATGTCGCTTATCATCAGTTTTTCTTCTTAAATCATCTAGAGTACTTCTAGAAACTCCTGTCATTTTGAACACTTCGTAAGATGTAACTTCACTGTCTATTAACCTTTGTATTTCATTATGAATATTTTTAAAAGTTCTGTTCATCATTCCCAACCTTTCGAAAATTCTTTATCTTTAAATAGTGCTGCAAGACCACTGATCTGTTTTAATCTAAGTAATTCATCTGCATCCATTCCGATGTTTTTTAATATCCACTGATCTGACATTCCCGCTTCTACTAATTCGCCTACAATATTCGTCATTAACTCTATACTATGACTACCTCTTGCTCTGTTGTGTCTGATTGTAGAAGCCATTCTGTCTGAAATAGGCTTATCAATTACTGAGACCGGCAACATACCATTCTCACGTTCATAAATATCTTTATGATTCAACATAGTTGTATATCTATGGAAACCATCTACTATTTCATACTTATCTTCTTCAGGAAGATAATATGCTACGATTGGCATAGTATAACCATCTTGTTTTATAGATTGGTATAACAGTTTCATTTCAGGCGGCGCTACGCTATTTGGATTGTAACTATTCGCTTGTATTTTCTCGATTGGTACTGCAATGACATTATATACAGGTGATTTATAAGATGTTTTCGTATTTTTCAACTGCTTCACGTCTCCTTTTTGTTTCTGCTTTTGTTTGACTAAAGCCCATGTATTTACAAAGATGGTCATTCTTCATAATGCATATGCACATTCTTTTATATGTTGGTACTAATTTGAAGTTTGTTACGTCTAAATCATCAGGGTATTCTTTGAATGTAACTGGTTTCTTAGTAGTTTTGTAATTTGTTTTTTCTCCAACTTCAAAGTCAATATCAAGTTGCTTTAATTCATTAATTGTCTCATCATCAAGTACTCCGCCTTTTTCTCTCCAAAACTTTATTGATGTTTCTAATTTATTAAGATAGTTCTGTCTAACCTCTTCAGGTAAGGTATCTAATAAAAAGTACATATAACTTTTCCATGTATGTCCCTCTGGTAGTTTAATTGACTTCCATCCCATAGCGGTTGTACCGCCATAAATACCTGAAAAATTAACTCCTTTAACACGTCCTACCATCTTAGCCCAATTATTTGGATCAATTACTTTGTACAACTTTAATGTACTGATTGCTGCATCGTTAAACGGACTTGCAACACGCATTTCATCAACTTTTAAACCCGCTTGATAATATAAATCGTATAGCTTGTTATAGGAATATCCAAACTTAGCATTACACACCCAAATATCCTCTGTATTCCAATCATAAATAGGATATGTCTTAAATGTATTCCCTTCTTTTACAATCCAGGTTTTTTCGTTTTCTAGTTTATGGTTACCTTTAATTGCTCTCCAACGATTTAATGATTCTGTAGTACGAATACCAATTAAAGTCGCTACTCTTCTTCCTTTTGAATACCAATCTGTGAAACGTTTCTGAATATCGTAATCCCACTCATCTTTATTAAATTTGAAAGGAACATTATATTCATTAACTACAAAATCGTATTCAGGCATTTCACGTACCCAAATATCTTTTTCGCCTTCATTCCAGGGTATCCAACCATATTCAAAGTTAGATACTGCTGATTGAGCTTTGATAGGTAAACATAACCAAAAGCGTTCTATATCATCTAAGCGCTCAAATGTTTCAGTAACATAATCAGTAGTCATCTGATACTGCGCTTCATAGTCTAAATGATATACAGCTAGTTTATGCAGCATATTATGTTTCTTCGCATAATCATAAGCTAAATTCAATGTAACGCCACTATCTTTACCACCAGAGAAAGCAACAAGCACTTTATCGAAGTTGTTAAATATATAATTTAATCGTTTTTGTGTCGCGTCATATACATTAACATCTAGATATTTTTTCATCAGACTACCTCCTTAATCTTTTCTAAATCTCTGACTATCAGATCGTGTAAATCCTGTTTATTAGTTAAGTTATCGAATATCATGTTATAGATACCTAAATCAGATTTAAAGTATTTATAATAAATTGTTCGTTCTTGTCCTAATCTTTTGATTCTGTATGTTGCCTGGTCCACTTTTGCATAATCAAATTGAATGCTAGCGAATGTGATACGATTACAGAATTGAAGATTGTGTCCGAAAGCACCAACACCATAAGTCATAATTAATGGTTTATTGTCATACTTAAATTTTTCTAGTATTTTAGTTCGTTCGTTCAAAGGCACATCTCCTGTAATCACATAACAATCACAGTTACTCGAAATGTAATCGACCTCTTTGAGATAGCTGCAATAAACGATTTGTTGTCCTTTCAGGTATTTTGCGATGTTGATACACCGTTCTTTATCAGTAAACATTAAGTGTTGCATTCTTACTAGTCGTTCAAGAATGTCATCGTATCCATTTAAAATAGATTCTAAGAATTGGTCTTTTTGACTTTGATATTCTTCTAATACATCATCACTCGATTGTATAACTTCATACTCGACTACTTCATCAATATCAAGTTCTAAGTCTACCTCATAGACATAAGGCTCAATTAATCTTTTCAGATACTCTATGTTAACTTCTGATAACTTATAAAATTCACGTGGAGATTTACCGCGTTTTTTATACATTATCTTTTTGAAGAACGTCTGTAGGAATTCAGATTCGCTCATATTAATAATTTTATCTGATAGGAATTTCATCTGATAATAAATATCCCATTCGTTTTTAGTGATAGGAGTACCATTTAATATCAGTCTATATTCAGACATATCTCTTAACCTAATGATACGATCATAACGTTTTGATTCAGCGTTCTTGATGAATACTGTTTCATCTGCTATTATCATCAACTTATGACCTTTAATATCATCTAATAGCTTTAAGTAACGATTATCAGACTGACTTATCCCTTCATAAGTCTCAATAATGTATGTCATTTCAAATGACCAGGTATTGATTTGTTCAATAATGTTATGTTTTAATTGATTCGGGACAAGGAATAAAACTAATGAACTATCTGTGGATTTGGCGATTTCCAGCGCTGTTCTTGTTTTTCCTGTCCCTTGTTTCATAAATAAAGCGCCCACTTTTAAGTGAGCGAACTTTTCTATAGCGATCTGCTGCTGCTTCGTTAACGTTTTAATGATTCATCTACCTCCACATTATCAGTTATCTTTTCAGGCTCTACTACTTCAAGATAGCTTTCGTTATCATACTCATCGTCAATTTGTTTCTCAAAAATTTCAAGCATTGTTTCTGCACTTGCAATCTTTTTGTAATCAGAATGTTTACTCTGACTAATTATTTTAAATTCCCATTCATCAGTAAATGAAAATTCGAACCAATGTCCCTTACCCTCATAACATTCTCTAACTAGTTTTGATGGGTGCCATATAGCCTTACCTTTATATGAAGAAGAATTAGGCAACTTGATCAAAGTCGCCTTATCAGTTTCGTAAGCGATTTGTGACTTATTAATTTTTATATTGTTCCACATCGATATATTCACTTCTTTCTATCATCTTATCTTTATTAATTGCTAAATAATTTGTAAAGCCGTCTTCTAATTTAGTCATTTTATAACCTAAATTATTAGTTTTATAATTATCTTCCAATTTTTTATAGAATGGTTTATGATGTTCAACATTATTTAGGCTATCAATTTTATCTTCAAATATAACTTCTTTCGGAACGTTAATGTACAAAGTGCCTTTTTCAACACCGAAACCTACTTCAATAATGTATACGTTATATCTACCATGATACTCACTCATGTTCCCGATTAAAACTTCAGGCTCTATTACCTTACCGTTTTCCAACCATTCAAAAACAGTTGGTTCTCTGAAATAATCAGTTTCTCCATCATACTCATTTTCTATCATTTTAGCTTGTCCTACATACCCTACTGTGCATTTGAAATTAGCTATTGAAGCATAGTATCCACTATTATCATTCCATTCTCCTTCGATTTCTTCTATAGGTTGTATAGGAAATATAGTTTTTTTAGCTTCTTCAATATCGCTATCGTCCTCTAATATTGAGTAGTTCATACCATCCGTTAAGAAATATCCGTTAGTTTTAACTTCTTTACCATTGATTTTTAATGTTGTCATTTTAATGACCTCCTGTAATTTTTTATGCTACTAATACTGATTTTGGTGACCACATTTCAACTTCTCCGTATTCAGTATCGAATGATACTAATACAGCTTTTTCTGTCTCTCTTACTACTTTTGAACCTGAACATTCATTTAATACTGCGTATGCTTCATTTTGCGATAAGTTCTTGCGAATGATCCAAGCAGGAACACCATCAACATTTTCGTCTTTTTTAGTTTCGACTTTAGGATAAGTTAAACGAGCTGCTGCACTGTAGATAGCTTCTGCGCCAAAACGCTTTTTATTGTAAGTTTTAACTTGTCTCCACACTTCTTTTAAAGCGAGTGATAAAGCGATTGCGTAATCTCCTACGAATTCAACGATTTGCTTAGCGATTTTGTGAGCTGAAACCATCATTTGTTTTTTAGTCATTTTAACCAATCTCCTTTTTTTAATGTTGTTTGCTGTTCTATGTATATAATATAGCACGTGAACACGTGCTAGTCAACAAAAATATAAAAGAATTTTAAAGTTGATTAAAACCCTTTTATATCAATGTTTCTAAAGTATTTTATTATAATGTTCCATTTCAAAAAGCACGCCTTTTACAGTCATCTTTTCGTACGTTCTACCTTTAATTTCTTCATCTTCGAGAAATAAATAATCAATTATAGGACTGTATGCAGCGATACCTTCTACTAAAGTAGTAGTTGCGATTTGAGTTTCTCCTCGTTCAATTCTAATCATGTCTTCATAGTCAATGAGACCTTCTTCGATATCTGCTTTCAATTCATTAATCATATCTTCGTAATCGTAACTTACCTTTACCATAACATCACCTCAACTTCATTATATAAAAAAATTGAAATAAAAAAAGCCCTGAACTCAAATTAATGAGTGCAGGGCTTAATTCAAAAAACACCACTTTTTTAATTTAAGGTTATTTAATTGTATGCTTATGAACCCAACCGTTATTGCTAGGTGAGTATGTTCTGCACCAAATGTTGCCCTCTGCATCTTGAATTTCTTCGAAGATATAGACAGTCTCGCCTTTTTTAAGCGTTCCAATCTCTTTGTTGAACGTATAGTTACTGAAATTACTACCTGAGCGTTGTCTTAACGATGCAGTGTATTGAATTGTTCCTTTGTAATGAGGTTTCTTAGACCATGGTTTGATACGTTTACACCCTTTATTTTTAGCAGGTGCTTTACCACCATTCGCATAGTAAAGTATACGCTCGACAAAATACTTTTTAACACTTGCAACAGACTTACCATGTAACTCCCACGATCTATGTGGGCATGCTGTAGACGATAACTCTTTGTGTAGCCAAACTGTTTCCTCATTAATCGGAATGTTATACGACTTCATCACTTCTGCAACTAGCTTGAACGTTTCTTCTTCGTTGCGTAGAAACTGCGCATCACTTGCACTCATAGACTGACATACTTCAAACCCGATTAAATTAGCATTCCCCCATTGATCGCCTGTATGCCACGCGATACGGTCTGTATACTGTGCAAGTAAGATACTACCTTCTGATACATAATAGTGTGCGAATCCATTTTCTAAAGGATGGTTCGCTAAAAATGATTTATAGCCCACTCCTGTTAGTGTCCCGGCATCATTATGAATCACTACGCCCACAGGTCTCATCGGTCCCGGATTTACATTTACTATACTTTTTACTACGTTTGTCATATTATTTTCCCTCCATATATTCGTTGTTTTTTTCTATATCTAATACTTTTTTAAATTTCTGTGCTTGTTGTGCATTACGAGTAATATTGTTATTTCTCCAATAACTCCAGGCAATAGATCCAATTAAAAATAAGTCACTTAATGTTTGGTAGATAAAAGCTTCATCACTCTTAATTAACGGCTTTCCATAATGCGCTAGAGCAGAATTGATTAGTGCAATTAATAGCACGACTAAACGTGTCAAAGCTAACTGTAGTTCTTTATTCATCTGTTTACCTCCATATAAAAAGAACACCTCAACGAGATGTTCTTAGTTTTCTAATTTCTTTTCGATTTTTTCTAAAGTCTTTGAAATGTGTTTGTTTTCAGTCGTTAACGTATGCAACAACTTTAAATCTTCTCCGATTTTTTTAACATCTTCTGATATTTCAGCTTTATAAGAAATGAACTCTGTTTTTAATTCTGTAATATCTTCTTTGTTACTTTTCACTTCTGCTTCAATCAAAACCATTCTACCTTCATGTTTCTGCTTATCACTACTCGTCTTTTGATATACGCCTAATACTGTTAAAGCTAAAGGTATAACTACAGTAATAAGCCATAACATTAAATCCCCCTGATCTAATTGCATTTTTCACTCTCCCTTATTTCATTTACAGCATTACAACGTTTCTTCTGTCGTTTCCTCTACCACTTGACCATCTTCTGTGTACTTCGTGCGTTCGATGTCTTGTTTCACATAGAATGTCTTAGTCCCATTATCGAAAATACTTGCTAACATATTTTGCATCTTACAGAACTGTTTCGCCTGTTCCTCTTCTTTAAACTTAAAAGCAGTGTTTGGTGTAGCGCCTGATACAAATCCATTTGAATAATTGCGTGTTAAACAACTTTCTGACCCACTTGAATTTCTTTCTACTAAGTAAAACTCTTGAATTTTTTCTGTCATTTTGAATGACCTCCTGTTTTTTATTTATAAAAAAGAAGCTACAGATTATTCTGCAACTTCTTGATTACCGTTTTTAATTTGATCTAATTCTTCTAAAGCATCGTCCAACATTGCTTGAATCATTACTTTATCCGATACCGCCATCATGAGTTGTTGTTGTAGTAACGCCACTTCTTTTTCTAGGTTACGATTTGGTTTTTTATTGTTATCCATTTAACTTATCCTCCAATATTTTTAATCTGTTTTCTAAATCATTATTCTTTTCAATCTGTTCCTGTAATGCTTTTGCTAATGTCCAGATTACAGAAGTGTTGTCTATTCCGTTCTTGCTTTTTGAGAGCCAAAAATCAGGAACTTTATAGCCATCACCAATAACCGAGCCTCTAGTAAGGTAGTCTAGGTCATTCTTATAATAGAATTCATAAATATCTACTTCATTAGTAAGAACTTCAGAAGCATTCACTTTCCACTTACGAATACCTGTTTTCCATTCTTCTCTAGATTTTTGCACCCATTTATTATAGGAAATCTGATTGAAGTCACCATCATTTGCCTTAATATTAATAAATTGGTCAGTCGTTCCGGTCTTGGTGAATCTCACTTCTCCACCTGATCCCGGCCTAATATACAAATGTGACCCTGGAATTTTACCATTGTAGTCTATCCATGGCACGTAAATACCATTCGAGCGTAGACTAGCGAATTGATCAGTAGTCCCTGTATAAGTTAATTTAACTTCATGACCACCTTTTGGTCTTAAATATAAATGTCCACCTGTAGCATGTCCATTGAAATCTACAAATGTAGTATAAGTACCACCTGCTCTTGTATTAGTATAAACATCAGTCGTTCCTATATTTGTAAATTTAACCTCACCATCTCTGGTTGGTCTCAAATACAAATGCGTACCATTTGCATAGGTATTTACATCTAAAGTATTCCCAAAGAAACCAGCAGCCCTTACGTCTTTATATCCACCTTCGACCAAACCGTCCGACATGATTCTCAGCTCATTGCCATCTATACCAATATATCCATTCGCTTTCAAAGGGAATTTAATCGCTAGTGTTCTCAGTGGTCTATAAGAATAACTTCCGATAGCACCATCACCCGGTATGCCACTCATATCAACGATACGTGCTTCCCCCGTAGGTGCTGCACCTAAATACACGTTACTCACAGAAGTTCCTACAGCAGAAGTTGTAACTAATGTTGGTGTTAAACTAAACCTCAATGAACCACCAGCGTTAAAACTTTGAATACCATCTAAACCAATATCCATTCTGGCACCACTATCACGATTCATTGTGATTGATCCGTTCTCAATATTGACACTAGCCTGTTTATCCTTAGCTTGTAGCGTTCTAGCTGTAATTCCAATAGCATCAAGATAATTAATAGTCGCTTGCTTGCTAAATAACTTATCAATATAAGCATCTTTGATAGTAGTAATACCATTCTGTATGGTTACATCTCCATCATTCATATCAATCACTCTAGCGTTTAACTTAATTCCACTTGAGCCTACTGTGAAGTCTGATATATTTCCGTTTTCATCATACGTAAATTGATGCCCTGTCGAAATACTGTTGATGTATTGCGATAACGTTTGATTCAAAGTCTTGCTGCTTGCATTGTAAATCTGTTGCGATACTTCTTGCGATATCTTCTTACCATCTTGAAGGGTCTCAGTTTTCATTGTAGATAATTTTTGGTCTGTATTCTGTTCAATCGCTTCTATGCCACTGTTATACTCAGTAAGTGTTACTCTATCTGCTATCTGATTAGACAGTTGTTGTCTTTCGGTATCAGCACTGTTTAATCTTTTTACAACATTTTCTTGGTCTGTTGAATAGATTGTTTGAGAGACTTTACTTTTTACTTCTTTATCAAGCTGTTCAATAGAACTTTTAGTGTTATTTACATCTGTTTTAATAGGTTGCAGATTTGAATTTAGTAACTGTTCTGTTTCAGTTTTACTATAGACAGTTTCAAACTTTTTATTAGTAGCTGTTAAACCACCTTCAACTGTTTTAACTCTGACTTTTACATCATTAATAGATTTATCAATGTCTTCGGGTGCGATAGAATATGGTGTAGCTTTATTACCTAATTCAAGTTTAATGTTTCTGACTATAGGAAATACTCCACTATCATAGACACTATAGAAAGCTAACATGGCTTTAGTTTCATTGGTGTTACTTAATGACGGAGACAATCCTTCAAATTTAAATCTTTTATATTCTGTGGTTGCTAAAACAGTATCATATACAAAGTTGTATTTTGTTCCACTTCCGTTTTGCATGTACACAGTTACATTACCTTGTTTAGTTGCTTTCATGTCGAAAGATAGGGAATATTTTTGTGTTATTGGATATTTATCAAATACCACTGCTAAGTCCTCAGTTTGTAAAAATTCTCTTGATGGCTTAGGGTATTCTTTGTTTGTGTTTAACAGTAAATTCCGATTCTCAAAGCTCAATTTATCAACTTTACTATTTACCTCAGTAAACTGCCTTGTGAACTCATTCTTAGTGTCGACTATCTTAGCATCGACAGATTTACCAATCTTAGTTTCAAGTGCGTTGTCTTGATTATTAACGAACAGTTTCAAATCATTAACGATACTATCTAACTTCGCTTGATTAGGTATATCAGAAGTTAAGGTTTTAGTGTCAGCGTTCCACTTTCCGTTCGGCAAAGTCTTTGCTACCGTTTCCATCGCATCAGAAAACTTTTTCTCTGTATATTGCGATTGTAAAATTTGTAATCGCTTCAATAGAGATATTTTAGCTCCTTCTTTAGCTATGACGAATGATTTAAGAGATGTTCTGTAAGCATTCATCTTATTTTGAAGGGCTACTAATTTAGTAGCATTAATCGTTCTTTCGTCAGCGCTTTCAAGTGCATCTTTTATAGTGTTACTTAGGGATTCAACATTCTGTGCTTTTGATAATAGGTCAGCTCTCACTTCATCATCGACTAAGTATTCACTATTTAAAATCTGATTAACCTCGTCTAACAAATTGCTTTGATGTAACTTTAAATCTTCAAATGTTATTTTGTAATCATTTAAAACCATTACATCCCTGTTAATGCCACCCGTCTGTCTGTCGATAATACCAGGTACTGTTTTATTGATAATCAGATTTGTATTCTTTATACTCCGCTCTTTTTCAAGCTCAGCATATCCAAGTTCCCTCTCTCCAAATGAGACTTCTTTATCATAAGGTTTAAGCAAGTCTACCTTAATACTGATAATCTTTAAATCTTCATCTATATTTAATGGAGGGCATATAACACGATGTTTGTTGTAAATCTTAAACTCGTCTGGGTCTAATTTTAAGTACGATAGATCCAAAGCATCTAAAGAAAGAGAAATTCTAGCCTGCTTTTTTTCGTGCTCCTTAATCCAATCTTCTGCTGCTTTTTTTAAAGTTTCTGGTGTATGTTTATCATCAAAAGTTACAGTGCCAGTCTGAATGCCAAATAACTTAATTAATTGCGGTATATCGATATAAGGACTTCCATTGTTAACTTCAGCAATCGTTAGCTTGATTTCATCTCCATTAGCTGTCTCGGAGCTTGCACCTAAAGGTTTCAATCTTGTAATAACCTCAGACGCATCAAATTTCTTCTGAATGCTCTTTAAGTTCTTACCTATTTTTATGACGGTATTCGTTAAGTTCCCAGTTTCCTTTAACCAATGGACCAAAGTGACATCATTAGTCGGTTCAAATATAAACGTCCCGCCATACTTTTCCTTTAAATCCATTAACGTTTCATACGTATCTTTATCATCAGATCGTTTAAAATATTTCAACTCTTCATTATAGTTTTCGTCCGATGGTATGATATTCTTTTCAACTGTAACGTTACCAACCTTAAAATGCTTATAAGCTTCATTTTTCAGTTCATTATTGTGATGAGCGATAACTTTCTTAAGATTTTCTACTGGCATTTTATCAAACTCAAATGAATAACTTTGTATCGAATCCTTAAGATAAGCTTCGGCACCTTCGAAGATAAGTTCATGTGTAAAAAGACCAGAATCAGTCATTTCTGATTCTGGTGATAAAACTCTTCCTTTAAATTCTATTACATCTGTTTTTTCATTTATTATTTCGATTAAAGTATTGTAGGGTTGTATAAACGTTGCACTGTTTTCTACAAAGTTGTGCACAGGAGATATAGAAACAGAATCAATTCCATCTTCTTGTTTCTGCATGCTGGCACTTCTCAAAAGTTTTATATCCTGCTTTACATCCCATACTACCTTTTGATTATCATTTGTAGCGTTAGTCAGTATGATTTTGTACATTAAATCACCAACTTTCCTGTAAGTGACACTTTTGCTTTAGGATCACCTGTAAATATTAATTTTAAATCAAATCCATAGGGGGTTATATCAAATTCAAAACTGCTGCACCTCATATTGAATTCTAACCCTGGATAAAATTCAGAAATAAACTTATTTTTAGGTTTGCCTATTAACCACTCTTTCAGGTAGTTTATGTGCTTAGTACGTTTTTCATAGTCGTTTATATAACACCTGGAGTCCATTGTTATAATACGTTCATTATATGTTGGTTCTCCATATAAAAAAGAGAAATCATATTCACCATCCATAAAAGGTATGGTTTCTTTGATTTCTCTCATCTGTGGTGTAGGAAAAGTATAGTCATACACTTCCAAAGACAATTCGCTTGAATGCTTATCATAAATAGTAAATCCCGCTTTAAGTCTATCCACCATGTCTTACACCTCGTTTCCCAAGTTCCATAATTCTAGCAAGCTCCTTATCTATATCAGGTGCAACTTCTTTTGCGAATACCTTTTTATCAATTTTTAGTACTGTCTCTCTTTGTGCCATTAGACGTTGCAACTCTTTCTGTTCTTCTAATAGCTGTATCATTCGCATAGTAAGTGCATCATCTTTAGTGAATCCAAGCTTATCGCCAGTATCTTTCCATATCTTCTGCTGTTGAACACGTTGCGATGGATCATGGCTGATAATCGATTCTGCAAAGCCACCCTCGGCAATCCATGCTATTTGAGGGATATTTACAATGCCACCCTTAGCATATCCTGGTATCTTAAGCTTTCTTCCAGCGTAAATCATATCTGATTTTAAACCATTCAATTTCTTGATAGCAGATACAGATGTATGATATTTTGCTGCAATTCCACCTAATGTGTCGCCCCATTTAATATTATGAGTTCTTGTTTTTTTAGGTTTTGCTTTAGGTGTCACCTTAGCTTTAACCTTTGATGCTACAGTCTTCTTAACAGGTGCTTTAGGTTTTGCTTTAGGCTTGATTTTAGGTTTAGCAGTCAAATAGCTAGTTGCTCGACTTTGTAAAGATGTCTGTTGTTTCTTAATTGATGCAACTTCTTTGTCTTTAGCTTTAATTTCGCTATCATAACCAAAGCGAGAATGTTCATTTGAAAGATTGTTAACATAGCTAATTACTTGTTTCTGCAACTTATTAATTTCTAGAACATTCTTCTTACCTCCACCGACTAAAGTTTCTACACGAGGTATAGCAGATTCAATACCACCTGAAAGAATTTCTCTTAAGATTGTAGGATCTAATCCCATTTTTCTTAATTTAGATACATTAGCTGCAAACTTTTTCATTCGGCTAAGTCTATACTTCATAAATGCAATGAAATCACGTGAAGTATTCCCTTTTGCCGCTTCGAAACTCGCATAGCCACGATATGAATCTCTTAAGCTATCTCTGAATGACATCTTCGAATCAGCTAACGCTTTTCGCTCTTCTGTTTTTTGATTCAGTTGATTCTGCAATCTTTGCTTCTGTTTAATCAGACTGTTCAAGAAGTTCGTTTTTAGAACTTCGCTTTGTTTCAACTTCTTCAAACTGTTGATTTGTGCTTGATATGCAGCAATATCACTTCTTGCATTGTTTGCTACTTTGTTATTAGTAGAACGTTTAATTTTATTTTCAAGCGAAGATATTTTTCGTTGATGCGCTTTGATATCTTTCTTATATTTAGCAATAAGTTTTTTGTTTGAAGTCTTTTTAATCTTGCTATTGAGTGTAGCGATATTATTCTTACGGTTTTGTATCTCTCTGCTTGCACCTTTAATTTCAGCAGACTTAGAAGATTTTACAATCTTATTATTTAGAGTTGCTATCTTACCTTCATTTGATGCAATAACTGAATTTATCTTCTTGTTAATCGCATTAAGATTAGATTGCATCTTCTCAACAGGTAACTTACCAATATTCTTCATGTTGGCCATGATTAAGTTACCGATTGCGATATCTTCTTTACCAGTAACTTTACCGCTCGTTTTACCTCGTTTAGCGATGGCACTACCCGTATTGTACATTCTTTGTGCTTTACTTAATGCCTGTACTGTTGCTTTATGCGTCTTTGATTGTTGTGATACATTCTTTTTTAACCCTGTAATAGCACCTGTTAATTTAATAATCTGACCAGGATAGATTAAATGATTTTTAATACCATTTAATAATTGCAGCGCTTTTACTGTAGTACCATTTTTACGACTAATATCCCATAACGTATCTCCCCATTTTACTTTATGAGTAGATGGTTTTTTAGTACCACTAGCATAACGCTTAGGCTTACCATTAACCATTCTGTCAGCTAAAGCTATGAGTTGATTTGCACGATTTTTACGCTTAGGAACAGTAGGAATTACAATCTCTTTACCTTCTTCACCACCACGATAAATAGAATCTTTAGGAATGATACCGCCATTCGCATAACCACCGCGCCATGTACCAGATGCCATACCCGGAATGTTAGTTACTGTTCCGTAACGAGACTTAATCCATTTGATTGAAGCAGTAATGTTATTAATAGGATTCATCATACCTTCAGTTGTTCCCATCAAACCTCTGTATGTTTGAGGAGTTACCTGCATTAATCCACGCGCTTCATTTCCACCTGTATTAACATCAACATAACCATTTTGAACAGCTGCAGGATTAAAACCGGATTCATATTTAGCAATAGTTTTAAGGTAAGGAGCCCATGTATCAGGTACACCTGTTCTTTTAATAGCACTCGAAATCCAGTTTGATATATTACCAGGCGCTGAAACACCTTTGAGTATTCCTGCACCACCGCCATCTTTACCTTTCAAGAATTGTACAGGGTCAATCGTATTTCTATTTGTAAGTTCTGACGACGCCGGACTTTCTACTTGATAGTGTAAATGGGCGCCTGTAGTCCAAGCTCCACTATTACCAGACTTTGCGATTGCATCACCTTGTTTTACAGGTCCTGTTTTCAATACTTTACTTAAATGTAGGAAGTATTGAGCGATTTTACCTGATAACAAACGTGCTACAATACCGCCACCATAGTTACTTTGTTGTTCAACTGTCCCGCTAGTTGGCGCATGAATCGTTGTTCCTGATGGTATACCTAAGTCGATACCATAATGTCGTCCTCCATTAAAAGAAGTAGGATATCCTGGCACTGCTGCGTTAGGACTATATGGCGTTGTCATTGGCCAACCAAGAATTTCAGTACCGTCTGCATTACCACCTGTTGCTTCATCTATCCATCCTGTAACTAACTTTACAGTTTGGTCTTTTAGCTTCTTATAAGCACTTAACATCATTTCGCCAGGTAATCCAGCAATACCACTAAAGTCTACACCGAATTTTTTCATCGCAAGATCTACTAATTTACTAGGATTTTCAATGTAATCCATAATGTCTCCAGCGATTTCTGCACCAGCTCTAGTCGCTTTCTCAACTTCTGCACCTTTTTCAGCAGTATAATCAAGTGCCTTCCTAGTATTCTTTGCACCAAACAGTTTAGTCGAACTCGTAACTGCATTACTAGTCGCTTTAACAAGCATTCCCATGCCAAAGCTACCATCTTTTTTAGTACCTTTAGAATAGTATTTCATATTATCTAAAATAGGTTCTGTTTCTTGGTTGCTATATACATGTGTTCCTTTAGGCATCCAGAATGTTGTTTCTTTCTCGAATAATGCTGTGCGTCCGTTTGGAAATTGAACAATTTCTCTTGTGCCTTTTCCGTTACCTGGACCTTTATCTCCTACAGTTGCCCATCCATCTTCAGGATGCCCTCCGGTACCTGTAGAATATTTACTAGCATCAATTTTAGATAATGGTTTACCCATTCCTAATTTATCAGCTACCCAGTTTACGCCATCGATCATAGAATTTAGTCCACCAACGACTTTATCCTTTAGACCAGACGCCATCTTTTTACCTGTTTCAATGACGGAATCTTTCATACCGACTACGCCATCTTTAATCGATTTAATCCAGCCTTTTATACCATTCCAAGTGTTTTTAAATGCACCAACGACACCGTCTTTTAATCCAACCGCTGCATCTACTGTTGTTTTCTTTATAGACACCCAAGAATTATAAAGTCCTGATTTTAAATTCTTTATGATATTCATTGAACCTGTCCATAGATTTTTGAAAGCACCAATGACATTTTTCGATACTTTTGATGAAGTATCCCATATAAATTTACCGAAATTCTTAAATAAATTGAGGATACCTTGCCACATGGATTTAAAGCTGCCGGCGAATAATTTAGCAAATGCTAAGCCACCCTTAAGCAGTTTTCCATAGAATAATAATTGGACACCATTCCATATCATCTTTATTGCGCCAAAAAATAGATTTTTGACACCTTCCCACATCTTCTTCCAATCACCTGTAAATAGACCTGCAAAGACTTGTAATAAGCCTTTCCACCACTGAAACAACCCTTTTAAGAAACCTGTTATGTTTCCAAATATATCTTTAACTATATACAGAACTACTGGCATAACAAATTTCACGACAGCTAGCAATCCGTTAAATATATTTTTGTAAGCTTGCATAATCTGTTGCCCATCAGGTCCAGTAAAAAACGCTTTGATTTTACCGAAACCATCTTTGACGAAGTCACTTATAGCCCGTCCTGCAATTGACAATTGTTGTTTTAACGTATTGAACCAATTTATGATGTTATTTGCTTCTCCGTTACTAAAACCTAGCTTTTGAAGTATGTTAACTTGTTTACCACCAGTTAGTTCCTTAATCAATTTACCGATAGTACTAAACCCTTTAGCCATACCTTCAATGATTGTGATACCGCCTTTCAGACCTTTATTAGCGATATCTAGCGCAGGTCCACCATAAGAAGCAAGAAAGTCTTTCCAGGTGTTCTTCAATTGAGCTAAGTTCTTTTCATAGCTATCCGCTTCTTTTACACCCTGACCAAGTACACCAGCTGAAGTATGTTGTCTTATTGATTCTTGTACTTTTAGCTGTTCCTGTTGAGTAACACTTAACTGCTCCCATTTCTTACCGTATTTTTCTTGAGCTTTATCATTAAGCATTGTTTGAGACAAGTTAATCATAACTGTATCTGCAGAATCGTATTCACCTTTAATAACAGCCATCATACGTCCAGTTGATTCTTCAATCGATTCATTAGCAAATGCTGAACCGTCAACAGTACGTTCTAACCACATTTTAGAAGTTTCGTATGCATCTTGTTCATTTAATCCTTTCGATTTAAGAATCGCTTGATATTGAAGCATCGACTTCTTTAATTCGTTAGGATGCACATTATACTTCTGAGCCATCTCTCCAAGATACTTATCAGTTGTATTCTTCATTTTGCCCATTACTTGTTCGTACTGAGAGTTTAATGCTTCGATTTCAGCAGTAGATTCAACTATCTTCTTTGTAAATTCCGTTATGCTTACAGTAGCTAATGCGCCTCCAATAACAGGTCCTAATCCTTTAAATGCACCTTTCAAGCCACCAACCGAACCAGTTGCGCCATCAATGTCTTTAGAAATATTCTTAGTAGAATTAGATAGATTAACATCATCTCCAACGTTCCTAAGTTTTCTATCGAGTTGTTCTGCGCGTTCTTCAACCTTACCGAATGCTACATTAGCACTCATAGACATCGATTCAAAATCAACATCTTTAATATCCTTATTTATCTGATCAAGTGTGTTATCTGCAACCTTACCAGTTGATTGTAATTCTTTTTTAGCTTTATTGAGCTCACTATTGAGCTTATTAAAATCAACCTTATCATCAGTTTTCTCAAGTGATTTACTTGTCTTCTCAACGTCTTTTTGCAGTGCTAGTAGTTGCTTACCTGCTTCTTTCGCATCATCAGGTAGTCCTTCAAGAAACTTAACATCATTCAGCTTATTCATATTGCGCTCTACGCTGTTTACATTCCGTATAACAGTTTTGAATGTATCGCGTGAATTTGCATCTAAAGACTTCCAATCAACACTCTTAATTTCCTTTTGAAGTGATTGCATCGTCTCTTTATTGATATTACCTGTATCTTTAAATTCCTTTTGGGCCTTTTGTAATTCAGACTGTAACTTCTTAGTATCGAAGTCTTTACCTGTTTCAGATAAACGCTTATCAAATGTCTTAAGTGAATCATCTATAGCACCAAATGCTTTATCCATACGCTTTGTTGATTTTTCGGCCACCTTTGGCAAATTATCAAAATTCTGTTCAAGTACCTTGAACTTATTCAGCATCCCATCTACAGACATCGTAAATTTAGTGCCTATTTCTTGTATGTTAGCCATATTATCCTCCTTTCCTTATATATTCATTTAAATAATTAATTAAGTTTGTAATGCTTTTAATTGTTCAAGCTGCTCGAAGTTCCACTCTAATTCTTTAGGCATTTCAAGCGCTTTATTTTCTTTCATAGGATTTATGGTTTCAATGAATTCATATCTCCGTTTCGATTCTTTATCGTTATGTGCAGGATTCGCATTAATACGTGATAAGTGATTCATATATAAGTCCCACTTCTTCACTTCTGCTTGTTGCTCTTCCTGTTCAATAATGATAATTAAATAAGCTAACGCTTCTTCAAGTGGCATATCAATGATTTCTGACCTTCCACCTAATTTATGCGCTAGCTTATATACAAGAGCGTCTTCAAGCTCATAACCACTTAGTTCACTGGACTTAGAGTCGCTTGAGTAACTTTCTCGCCCCATTTGAGACTCTTCTGAAAACTTTTCGTAGACTTTTTTACACGTTCAACAACCTTAGCTAAATCATTAACTTCTGCAATTGCATCTACAACATCAAAGAATGTATCCATCTCTTGAAGTTTTAATTGATCAGGATGCACATCGGATAAGATTGAAATCAGTTCTAAAGCACTTTCAGGAGCAACCTCTAATAATAATCCAATTGATCCAGCTGAATCTTTAACAAATTGAGCAGATAATGCACTTAATAAGTCTTTAGTATCCATACCTTCTTCTACCGTATCGAAGAGACCGACTAATGCACCGTTGATATTTTCATCAGCATTTAGTTCATTGATTAACGTTTTTAAAACCTTAGTAATAGCAAAGAACTGATATGGTCGCATCGCTTTGATTACTACTTCTTTTTTACTATCGTCTTTTAATACACCTTTTTCATTAACGTATTGAGTGATTAATACTTTTACTTCGTTTGTCATGTTTTATTCCTCTTTTCAATTAATTATTTAAATAAATATAGAAATAACCCTACTAGCATAAGTAGGGCTATATTGTTAGTCAGCTGTAGCTTGTCCAATTTGGAAGAAGTTGTTTGGTTGACTCATATCAAAGTTATCTTTAGGATAAGCTACGAATTCTAAATCAAATTTACCTTGTTCATTTTTAAATGCTCGTTCGAATCCTGATGTAGATGCAACTTTATAGATAACAATATCCATAGATTTATCTTCAGCTGGTAGTTGGCGTGGGTGGATTTCCATTTTTACTCCACGATCTCGGTTAGATGAACCTAGTGGACCATCTGTAATACCAATCAATTTTGATCCTGCACTATCCTTAATAGCATGTGCACCGGCCATCGCCAATTGAATCAATTCTAGAGTTTCTTGAGATACAGTCATTTTAACTTTTACTTCCCAACCGACAACTCGATTATCGATATCACTTTCACCAGTATCTTCAAATTGAATTTCCTTAAACTTAGGTTCAATAGTAAGAACCCCACCTTCTGTTTGTAAGAAGCTAGTACCATCTCCTGTTGCTTTACCATCAAAGTTGATGACTTTGCTGTCTGTACCTGTCAATTTAAAATTAGCCATACCGAACATGATGCTTTCATCAAATGCACTCATATAATTTATTCCTCCTGTTTTTTTGCATAAAAATAGACATCGTTTCAGATGTCTAAATATGCTTTAGTTTTCTATTCTTAAAGTTGTTCTAAAGTTAATGCTATACTCCATGACATTGTCCTCTACACCTATCCTAAGTGGTTCAAACAACGCTTCAATGAAGTAAACATGTATTACATTGTTTTGCTCGTTAATTAACCAATCGCTCTTCTTATGGAGCAATGCATAGACTTTAAACGCTATGTCTTTGCACCTATCAAAATCACTTGATCTGATATAGATTTGATAGTGCGGATATTTCATTTCATCATCATATATACCAGGCTTTTCTCCACCATCCGAATATACTGTACCTGTATTGTCGCCCAATGTACGGTAGTCGACTGACCAAGTAAGCCCAGCTATATTTTCTCTTAACAGATTCATGATTGACTCTTGTATCATCAGTCTAACCCTCCAATACTCGCGCGAGAATTCTTTCGCACATTATATTCCAGTCGTCTTCAGTAACTTTAACTGCATTAGTAAGATACTTTCTTCCTGGTTTATATCCGTTTACATCAGGTTTATTACGAGTGTTTTCCCCACGCCCATTCTTATAGTATTCAGGATACTTAACACCTCTTTGATATTTAGGTCTAACACCTTTACTTTCTGGCTGCTCATGAACTCTTAGAGCGTATTTCATGTTAGTACCTATGGTAATCGAGAATGTTTTACCTTCAACTATTACTTTAGAAGTATTTATTGAGTCTTCTAAGTCTCCTGAATCACGTGGAGCAAGTGCTTTTGCTACTTCCTCTACTCTTAATCCAAACTTACCGAGTTCCTGAATAACGATCTTAGTAAAGCGTTCATCAAACTTTTTGAAGTAACTTTGCAGTTCTTTGTAATTATCATCAAATTCAAATTTGAAATACTCATCGGCCATCAACAAACACCGTCCTAAATAGAACGCGTGAACCTGTAACGTTAGTTGCTTCCTCGTAAGAGATAACTTTACCTGTACCATCGTTACCATCCATATCGATATAACTGATTTCTTCTCCTTCTTTGACAATCATTTGAGAAGGTACATCAATCTCGATATTCGTATTTGTTTCAGTACCAGTTGCTGTAATTATCAAGTTAGACTTACGTCTGACACGCGCTTTAGACTCTACTCTTTTCGTTAAAGGCCTTCCGTATTTATCAGTCGTAGGTATACCATGTTCATTCAAAATCGCTTTATTGACTAAAACTCTTTGATTCATTGGAGGTCTCATTATATCAACCTCCCTGTTCTACCTAAGGATGTCTTTCGTTCCTCAGCAAGTATTCCGTCTATAATCGCTAGTAGTGATGGAGATAGCTTTTCATGATTGAATACGACTTTAACATCTTTAACTGTATAATCTTCAATGTTATGACGCTTAAGCACTCCAAAGCCTTCTTCTTCCGCTTCTAACTTGTAATCAAGTTGCAGATATACCATTCTCGGTGTTAACTCGATGCCAGGAAAGTAATCCTTAATATCTTGTATGGCCGAAAACAAATACTTCGGTAAGTCTCCACTTGGTACTTCATTAATGTATCCAGGTAATGGCATGATGTTCATGTATGCCACTGTACCATCGATTAATGATTGATGTTGTTCCAATGTTTCCATAACATCACACCTTTACATTATTCTGCTGCTTCTTCTAATGCTTTCACGTAGTCAGCTTTTACTGCTCCATTTTTACCTGTAGCAACAACTTCAAGGCCTTTTTCTTCGACTAGTGCTTTAAGCTCTTCTACATCTAAATCTTTATAAGATTTTTCGGTTGTTTCAGTTGCATCTTCAACCGTCACTAAGTCTTTTACATTCTCATACTCTTCTTGAGTAAGGTCTAAAGACTGTCTAAAATAAGCTTGCCCTTTATGAATTACAGTACCTTTATCTACATATACTTTTGGCATCTTTAAGTCCTCCTAATTTTTTAAATTTAAAAAGCCTTATCTACAATTAAGCAGACAAGACTTTTAATAATACAGTTGAATTAACCGCTTGTAATACAGGCATTGTTACTTCACCAACAATAGTTTTTTCTGTTGATGGATCATCTTCAATAACTTTCTTAACAAATTTACCAGAGTTAAAGTTATTCTCAACTGATGGACCAGATAACGTTTTACCTAATAGACGAGAACGTAATGCTACTTTACCTTTTTCGATGTGTTCGATTTCTTTAATTGTTCCATCTAACTGCTCGATACCTGTAGCGTTATCATCAATTTGAATAGCAGGTAATTGTAAAGATGTTAATAATTCTTGGAAATCTGAGTCCTTAACAATACGAGTATCCGTTGAAGTACCATATACTTCAGCTTTAATTGATGGATGTTGGCGAAGAATTGAATATGTTGCACTATTCATTACAATATAATCAGGTTTCTTACGACCATTCGTCTTTTGGAATTGGGCAACTGCTAATTCAATATCCTTTAATGGATTTGCAGCACTGTTATCCCAAGTTGTTGCTGCTGTCATATCATTTTCAGCAGGTCTGTCTAACTTGAATTCCAACTTAATATCATCTACCGGATTTTCGTAATAGAAACGTCCACGGTATGTTAATTCAGCTCTGATTAATTCTTTAATATCATCTACACCAAATGACAAATCAGCAATATTTAAGAATACGCGATCGATAACTTGTTGTTTTTCAGCAGCATCACGAGGCTTATTGTAAATCAATAAATCAACCTCATCTAAGAAGTAAGCATGTTGAACTTTTGAAAGTTTAACCATTGCTTGTTCTCCGTCACCTTTAGAACGTAATGGCGCACCACTGTTGAAACCAGTGATAGATGCAGCAGAACGAACTTGTTGCTTAATAATATTGTAGACAGAGTTAATATCTACAGTGTTTTCTACAGGGAATGCCTCAGCTAATGGATATGTAGCTGGGTTTCTGTCTTGTGAATTGTCTACGAACGATTTTAACGTCGCCGTGTCAAAAATTTTATCTTCTAACATTAATTAATTCCTCCTCATTTTAGATGTCGAATAAAATACGACCTTTAGTAGCTTCTTTGAAATTAGCAGTAACACCCGTACAACGCTCTTCAATAACTGAAGCGTTACGAATTGCCGGGGCAAATGTATCAGTATTTGCGTACACTTTAGTATCTGTTGTTACTAAACATGCCGCTTTCATTGTTGCAGGTGTTTCAGCTTGAACTAATTCAAACTTGTGTGATTCTGAATTTTTAAAAATTGCAGTACCAGCCTTTACAACAGTGTCTTGAGTAAACTTAGTTCCGTCAAGCACCGCGTTACCGACAGTATATTGTGGGTACTTACCGTCGCGTAAAAACTGTGGCGTTGATCTAAACTCATTAATTTTTACAGGTTTAAACATTTAATTTCCTCCTATTATTCTTTTTTGCCGAATATTCTATCGACTTGTGCTTTTCCCAATGCTTCTGGGTCAGGTTTTTTACCGTTGTTTCCTTGTTGACCACCAGGATTTAATTGTTGAGAATTGTTTTGAGAATCATCAACGTTATTAACGTGAGTACCATTAAATAAATAATCGTCAGTTGATTTCAGATTAGTTAGTTGCTCGTTTAGACCGATTAACTGCCCGTCTTCATTGATTTTTACAGTGTCTAAGTCTATTAAAGCTTTAACTGCTCTTTCATTTTTTGCACCGGCTTCGTTTAATGCTAATTTAATTTCATAATCCAACTTCACTTGATTCACTAAATTCTGATGTGCTTCGTCCTTATCCTTATTAGCTTGTTTCAATGAATCAATTGTTGCGTTTAAAGCTTCAGCATCACCAACTTTAGTTTTAATTTCATCAAGTTGGTTATCACGATCAGCTACTTGCTCTTTAAAAGATTTCACTTCTGCTTTCAATGATTCATTTTCTTGCTTAATTGGATTGACATCTTTACCGTACATTTCCATGATTTTATCAACTGCTTCTGCTTCAATGCCTAATTCCGTTAAATCTTTACGTTCCATATTAATTCTCCTCTTTTCGTCTACATTTTATTACGCTGTAAAGTCAGCGATTGACTAGCTTGTTGACGTACAAGCGAACGACACTTACAGTTATAGCGTCGATAAGCTGGACGCGTGAGTATGATGTCACTCACAAGACCTGATGGAATACCACCATCATGAGATACTTAAATGATCACTATTCCTTTCTGGACGTGAGTTTTAAAGCTATCCATAATAAAAAGACCTTTTAACGTCATGTCTAGGACGGATAATTACTTAACAGGCAATTCAGCGATGTAATTAAATATTTTTCGTTTAAATCTTGTATCAGCTTCACACCATAACCATTCATTAATTTCGCTAGGTACATTCATTTCTCTTGAACCAACTGCACTATGTAAATCATATTGCTTTAATTGGTGTACGTTCTTCGCTTTAGATACTGCTAAATCAAATGCTTCATTCACAAATTTGGTAATTTCGACATCTACTACAGTTGTTAAATCATAAATTTTATCATGCTGTTCCATTTCACTCACTCCTTTTAATCATCAATAAATATACTCATCTTGGTCATCTCTAACATCCCAACTGCTTCGGTATCAGTTATATCTGAATGCATTAAACCAATGTTCTTTTCCTTATCTCTATAAATGATAATGACATCCTCGACATCATATTTATCAATCGCCTTTTGTAATTCATCTGCTAAATTTTGAGGTGTAAACTTTTTATAACTATCCAGTTTTACTGTTTTCATCTTTAGCAACTCCTTTCATTTGTTGTCGTAATGCTTCAAATTTACTTGGGTTATTACGCTTGATATTTCGATATGCACCAATATTCTTTGGCGCTTTATCACCTAATATCGCTTTCATCTTTATGTAATGCTTATCTTCTTGTCTTGCAATACGTTTCTTATCCTGGTCTTTCTTGTATGCGTCTTTTTGTTTCTGTGCTCTAGGATCAATATCAGGATTAAATGACTTCGCTTTGACAACAGCTTTATTGATTTCAGACTGACTTTTATATTCAATTACAAATGGTCTTATACGACATTCGCAATTTGGATGTAATGGAAATAGTTCGTATACATTGATATGTGGGAATCGTTTATCTTTTCCACCGATACTGAAGACTTGGTTACGATACCTGGCACATATACCACAGGTAGGCTCTCTGCCTGTTATCGTTACAAGATTGACACCCGCTTCTTCATATCTAGTTAGATGACCATGATTCGTTGCTGTCCTCATTTTCGTTCTGACCACTGTACGTGAGTAGAAGTCTAAAGGTAATTGCTTACCATCTACAGTCTTAAACGAAGTAAATCCGTCTTGTAGGAATATGTCTGATACACGCTTTATGATTGCTTCACGATTGTTGCCATCTAACATCCCTTTGCTTATGTCACTTCTGACTGCTTCTAATGTCTGCATATAACTATTATTAAAGTTTTCTTTAGCGGTTCTAATTGCTGCTTGCATGTCTAGCATCGTGTCAGTAACGATATTCGATAATGCTTCAACGTTAGCTTGTGTCTTAAAGTCTGCCTGCACTACGCCATCAACGATAGCTTGGCCATTCAACTGAATACCTTGCTCTTGTAAATCTTCTGTAGCTTCATCAATCGCAATAAAATAGGACTTCGCTAATTCAACAGGTAACACCTCTTGAACGGTAAGTCCTAGTTCATCAAATATTTTATTGATTGTCAGTAATGTCTTTTGTACATCACTATCTTTTAAATGATCAGTATTATGCAGGAGTGATACAATGTGCTTCTTCAATTCATCAATCAGCAATGTTAATTGTTCAGCGTTCATCTAATCACTCCTTGATTGGATTTCCTAGTTCATCTAATGGCGTTCCATCAGGTTGTCTATTGTTTAAGAAGTTATTCAACGTATTATTACCATTTAGAACACTCATGCTATCTTGTGATGTCGATTTCGATTTGATACGATCAACTTCTTCATTAACCCATTCTTCCGTCTTGTCTGGGTTATTTCTTCTCACCGTCTCTTCTAGAGATTGTACTTTAGCATTGTATTTTGCTATATTCTCATCAGCGATTTCTTTTTCAGGTACTGGAATCATCGCTTGTAATGTAATGTTAGGCTCTTCGATGATAATATTTGAATTTTCTTTATTCGCAAGCCATAAGGCACTCTCGAACAATGTTTTAAGGAATTCGATATAATTATTTCTTATTTGGTTTGCTTTCATCAACGAGATAAGTATGTCATAGAATTTAGCTATACCAGACTGAGGGCTCGCTGTTTCTAATCTAACAAACTCCATTGTTGATTGTGATGTCTGAGTCTCTGCTAGCATTCCTCTGATAATATCTTTAAGATATGCCATGTCACCGATATTCTTAACGTCAATCTGATGTATCTGCATGACTTGACCATTCTCACCGATTTCTTGTATCTCTAAATCACGATGATCAATCTTGTTTTCATCGCCATATCTATCAGCTGCAATTGCTCGAAGTGTATCCATTGTTTCTCTTGTAATACTGATGCGTGGCTTACCATTACGCTCAAATGTCTGTGATGCTCGAGTTAAGGTCCAGTTCACTTCGTCTTGTCGTCCTGCAAGTCCTTTAAGTTCAGATGAACCTAGCTTATTATAGAAGGTTGCATTATTCGCAAGATATGAAATAAACGAACGTTTACGACCCTCAAACTCTTGATATAACTGTTCGATATCTATTTTTTCTTGGATGAAAGATAAATCTTCTACCTCTTCAAGTTGAGATTCACCATTTCTTCTGAATAGCTTATGAAGTATAAGAAGTCTATCCTCATCTTCACGTTCAGTATAGATATGAACGTAATCAATACCCGCTTCTTTCTCTTCTTCAGTCTGAGGTAATTCGTATACCAAATCATATCCATGTCCATCATCATGAGGATAATAAACATTACGCTCCTTGAACATTAGCTTTAACTGTCCATTAATCATAGAAGGTACAGCAACGATACCACCATCGACTAATAATTGAGTGATGTTCATCTTATGATCAATCTTTGAGTTCTTAACAATCTGGTCTATCGTCTCTTGTTGCAAGTCGATGACTTCACTGTTGTATGAATTATCAACTGTTCCCTCAATCATTTTCGCTTCTTCAGTCGTTGTGTCATTCGCTAGTTGCCCTTTATTCGGGAAGTTAGTCTTAACCTTACCAATGCCACGACTGATTAACAGCGAAGGTGTATCAACGATAATTTTACAGATGTTAAGCATGAGATAAGGTGTCATTACATTTTTAGCGTTGTACTCTCCATATTGAAGAATATCAATTATCTCGCCTTTACTGATTAACTCTTTAGCTCTAGGAAAGATATTTGCATGTTTACCATCGTATAAATCACGATAGAAATACATATCGTCATGCTTTTCTTTTATTACTTCTTTATCAAACTTCTTCCACTCGTTCATTGTCGCCCTCCTTTACCATGCGCTTTGTTGTCTAATGTAGTCGCCCTTAGGAACTGCTACATCATAATCATCAAGTCCGTACCACATAGCCGAGAATGTATGCGGGTCAATATTGAACTGATCCTCAATGATTTCATCGTTATTGTTAGTCTTATATGTTAAATCTTGTAGCTCATCGATATGATTTACACATTTATCTGAGCATATAATACGTTTGAACCGTTTCACCTTCTTTGTGTATTCAGCACGTGAACCAGCATACTTCTTAGCTTTTCTTAGATTCATACCTTTTTTGTTTAGATATTTGATTGTGCTGTCTTCATGGTCAGCTTTAATTAGCGTTCTGCCTAGATAAGCTAGTTCCTGGTACAGTTCTTCATCATCTTGCTCTTTCGTATAGACTTCATCATAAATGTATAACCACATATTCTTTTCATCTATGGCCATTCGTGATAATGCGTTGAATGAAGTAACAAAACCAAAGTCGAGACCGTTCTTTAATAATCTTGCACTCGTTCTGTTTACTACTTTCATTACTTCATCATGCGCCATGACTTCAAATTGAGGTAATACCTTCTTACCATTTGCTCCGAATTGTCCTAGTCTAGCAACTCGATGCAGATCAATATCATAGTTTTTCATGTCATCAAGCTGTGCAATATAATCATCAGGTAAAAAGTAGTTATCATCAGCTGTTGAATGATGATAGTACGTGTCACCTAAAACGATTGTCTTTTCTTTGTATAAACGGTAATCATCTAACTTTATAACTTTCGCATCTTTGTTGATAAAAAAATGAAGATATGTCCAATTACTTTTACTCACTGGATTCGTAGACAATATCATGTAGTTTCTTAATCGCGGATGTCTTAAACGACCGATCAACTCTTTAAATCCTGCATACTTTATCTCTGAACACTCTTCTAACCAAATCAGCGAGATGTCATTAATCGATTTCAATTTACCTGGCTTATCCATTCCTTTGAAAATAATCTGACTTCCATTCGGAAATGTTATCTTCATAGGACTTGTAGTAAGTCTTACACCTTTTGTATTCAGTTCTAAGTCATATATTATCTCTTCAAAGAGCGAGAAACATGAATCTCTAATAGTCTCAAATACTTCACGAACAACTAACACTTTCCTCTTCTCAGATATCAATTTAAGAATGATCTTTAATGCAACATGATATGATTTACTGCTACCATAACCACCAACAAGAAATTGAAACTTCTGATTCCAATCAAACAAGAACTCTTCAAAGCGAGGATTAACTTCTTTATTCAACTGAACAGCTTCTGTCATTCTCGTCCCTCTTTTCTTGTGATTAAGATTTCTAATGGTTTATCAGATTGTGCTCCATTCTCATTCTGTTGCTTAATCTGCGTTAATTGTTCCTGCATAACTGCAACTTGCAACTTACGATAATCATCATCTGCTGCATGTAATGAGAATTGTTTCAATGCACTCCTTAGTTCAGCCATTGCTCGTGATTGTGCACTTAAAAAAGATGCATACTTTTCATAAGCGAATGCAACTTTCATAGATTCACCATCCATGCTTACACCAGTTGTTCCACTCGTATGATCGTTAGCATCTTCTACCCACATTACTTTTTGTGCTCTTATTATTGCCGCAAACTGTATTTGTATCTGAGCCCATATAATATCTGATGCATCCATCGAATCAGCTATGCCCATAAGCTCCATCGTCTCTTTAGGAATGTATCTACTCAGTAATCCATGCTTCGCAGCAAAGTTGTTCCGTTCTGTGAATTGATTAGGCGGATTAGGATTACCACTCTTTCTTCTTATATCTGTTGTATCTTGTGGATGCTTCTTTTTTGCAACTTTCTTGGTTGCATCCTTTTTCTTGGTTGCAACCTTATTCCAGCCTTCACGACTAATTTTAGATTTCAATGTACCTAATTTAATGTCGTGCTTTTCAGCTAAATCCTTAAGCTTAAACTTACCTGTGTCATAATCTTCTTTTACTGCGTCCCAATTTGTACTCATGCATCATCAACAACTTCAATCTCGTTCATCTCATATCTCACAACCTTTACGTTACTAAACTCTATTTATTTTATTGCATTAAAAAACACCCACATAAGTGAGTGCATTAATTAATATAAATCAAGCAATTCCTTTAGAACTTTTAACAAAGAGCCTTCTTCTAATTGTTTTCTCTTCGATAATTCTATTTCAAAATCTTTGAACTTAATAATGGCTGATTTCGGCGTCCCATCATATTGGCTTGCATCTTCTAATTCTGTAATTAATAATTCAGGATTGAAATATACCTTAATTTTATAACTACTTTCATTAGGTGTAAGCATAAATATATTACGATCAGAAAAATGTATAACTCTTTCACATGTAAAACCACCAAAGCCATCACGTTCACCATCTAAGTAAACTAAAGATTCATAACTTAAATAACCCAAATGATTTGCAGCATTAAGCCCGCGATTAATCCAATCTTGATAAAAACTTACATTAGACGCCTTATCATTCTTATAAACCCTACTTAATACTTCATTTAAATTTTCCATATCATCTCTCCTCAAATGATGTGTGTACATTTACATGTACAGTTTAATAATACAAAAACCACCTAGAAATTACTAGATGGTTTCCACACATATTCTTTGAAAGGAGATTACTCATGGCAAAGTAAACGAAGAACCGTTAGGTTCAGGCAGTGCGAGGTACAAAAACAAGTTTTTGATTGATTGAATACACCTACCCGAACCCTCCGTCCATTGTAACCTACAAATTATCATTTCACCTAAACCGTTAAATGCGTCAAGTTCGTCAAGTTTGTACTTAATCTGTTAATAACTCTGCTATCTCAGTTACGATTTGCTGCACTCTTTGTTTTGATGTTCCTAAACTTTTAGCGATGTATGAATAACTTACACCTGACAGTAGTTGATTGAACACTATACCATGTGTTTCATCAGTTATTCTCTCCCATCTGTTTTGAACATACAATACTTTCTGTTCATATCTTGCTATCATCGTATCTTGACGCATCAATCTCTGTACTTCTCTTAATACTGGATCAGATGTCTGTCCTTGTGGTTTAGGTAAAGTTGCCTCAAATCCATATTGAGAAATGTTACCTCCGCACACTACATCAATATATTCTTTTCTAAGATGATGCAATGCTTGTACATTTGTTTGATATTCCTTAATTAAAGTCATTACTTGTTCGGTCGTATAAGTCATGGTTTATTGTTCCCCTTTATAAGTAGTTGTAGATGATTCCGTTATTGCTTGTTATTGGTCTTTTATTTTCTTTAAACCAGGTATATGGAATACTGGCACTGTTTAACGTTTCCTTGAGCTCATTTAGTTCTTGGATGTCTAACCTATATAACTCGTTAAACTTCGTAAATAAGATAAGAATAAAGCAAATGCCACCCTTTTCATGAGTCTTGGTCAAGTACTCGATCTGGTGCTGCTCGATATTCTTAAATGGCAGATTGGTCAGTGATGTCTGCTTTGTATCAAATGCGATAAATTTTCCATTGTGAATGCCGATAAAGTCGACTGTTGATTTCTTGGTGTACCTGGCATCAAATATCTTCCCGTCCCTACTCCTATGTGTCATCGGTGTTGGAATCTTATTGATTGTCGCTATACCTTTTAAATCGTATTGAATATTGGAACGTTCGATTAATGTTTCCAAGTATTTACCTCTATTACGTTGACTTGTTTTCTTTTGCATTTCTACCTCCCAAGAAGTTCTTTAATACGTTTATAGATGTCTTTGTCCTTAGTAGTTTCTATTCTGTCTTGCATGATTTTCTGCGTTCTTTCTGTCGTATGCTTTCTCGATGTCGTCTAATGTGAATGCGTAACGGTCAGCCAATACGAGCAAGTGTGCGTATGTTTCGTGTAACTCATCTGATTTAATTAAATAGTTTACTCTGAATACCCCACCTAAAGTATCTGTCACGTATTTTATTTGTTCGTCATTAGGAATATTTTTATTGATTTCTCTTACATGATAATCAGCATCATAATTCATTTTATTTAATATAAGATGCAGGAAGTGGATAACATCTACTAACTCGTCGATGATTCTATCAGGGTTCACTGCTTTCTGTTTCCAATACTTCCATACGTCATGACACTCATTAACCAACTCGTGCAGTTCTACTCTTAAAGCGATAGAGTGCTGAATGTTTAAATCATATTTCCACTCGACCTCGCTAATCCCGAACTTTTCTCTAATCATACTGTCTAGCTCTTCCTGCTTCTTGCTGAACTTCTCGAATAACTCCGTTGTCATTTTAATCATTACTTATCCCTCTCTTCTCATCACTTTATGTTCTTTTACTTTGTAAAATTCTTTGTATGGTACTTCTAATGCTTTTAGGTAGTCCTTAGCACAATGTTTACTTGAAAATGATTCAACAATCTGGTTCTGCGGATCAATTACATTCCAGTCGCTATGTGAGTATATAATTTTCATTCAGTTTCACCTCGTTTCAAATCAGTCATAATTTTTAGCACCATCATCAATTCATGTTTAGCAATTTTCCACTTATCTTGTTCAATAGGTCCTGCACTGTCATCATCAGCTCTAACTTTGTAATACTCATACTTTTTCTTCAGAACATCTACCAACTCGCTCCATCGCTTTTCAAGTTCATCAGCACGTTGTTTGTAATCGATATATTGTTCGACAACATCAATAAAATCTTTGCGTACTTGCATAAGCTGCGTTCCTGTAATATTGATTACTCTTACGTGTTCCTCTTCGACATTTACTACTGTGTAGATAGTTTCGTCATATTTCTTGAGTTTGACTTTATCTCCTATATCAGTCATCGTCATTCTCCTTTTCTCAATCTATAGTTGAAGTAATAAAACAATAGGTCTTCCCAGTCCCACTTACGTTTTCTACCAACCACAGACCAATATACTTTTCTGTATGGTGTTTTTCTCATCATTCATTCTCCTTTTCTGTACTTAAATCTATCTACAGGCATAAATAGCTCGAATGGTTCTACTTCTAAAAAATCGGCAATTTTAGTGATTGTTTCATTTTGAATTCCTTTAAACGTTCCGTTCGTCAATGATGTGATTGTTGTTTTAGACATTTTTAATTGATCAGATATTTCTGTAGATGTCACATCTTTAATACTCATGAACACTCTTATATTAGTAGCAACGATTTGATTTAACTCCACAATCCCTCTCTCCTTTCGTGAGTTAGCAACCATAAAACTTCGCTATACCATACATCACTTCGTGTAAGTTGCTTAAAATCTCATCATCAATATCAATGTTTTCTTCAAATTCTAGATACTCTCCTTTTTCAGAACCCTCAACACAATATCCATAATCGCTACACACAACACTGAATTCAAATTGATAACCTAAGTAATCAACTTCACACTTTGCAACCCTTTTACCTTCAACTTTTTCAATTTTAAACATCTTTCATTTCCTCCTTGTGATTTACTCTTCTGAACTTATATACTTTCCATCTCTGAATCGTCCTATTACGTCCTCACTTTTCAATGCTCTGTTCATTTTAGTTTTATAAAGTATTAATTTAAGCCATTCATTTTCAGGCCGGCTACCCTCTTCTAGTGCTTGCTGGAACGTGTTATAAATTCCGTAAGCTGAATCGTAAGGTATAGAAAGTACGTAATATTCTTTCTCGTCTTTACTCATCTCTCATTTCCTCCTTATAATTTACGCATTTAAGATAGGTAGTTCAAAATTCCCAATTCTTAATGAAGCTACACTATAATAATATCCACCATTACCTCCATCAGCTTCCACCATGTTTTGTGCAATTACATTCTGATTATGGAATAAAGTCAATACTGCTTCACTTTCTCTTGTATCTCTACCTTCATTCCACTCGTTGTCTTTAACAACGTTATATTCAACATTAGTAATTGCTGCATCAAGTTCGACATTTTTAAATGTGCCATCAGCCCATGCACAGCAGTCTTGATCTGAACAGTAAACTTCAACTTTTGTTCCGTCTTCTAGGATAATGTAATCTTCTTTCCACTCAATAACTTTCTTATACAATAGTAAGTCTTTCGCTTTTTCAAAATCTTGTTTGTTAATTTCCATATTAATCCTCCTAATTGTTCTCGATAAAAGATTGCTTTTAAATGTTTTCAAGTAGTTCTGGATGCTCGTGAATGTTGCCTAGTACTTCTAAATTGTTGTCATTGTCATATAAATCAAACAAGCTACCATCGTTCCAATTTATGACCCAACTTCCTTGATAAAATTCAATGTATCCAATATTTTCCCAATACTTCACAATATCCCCCTCAAAAATCTCCTTACCATTTACATCAGTAAGTCCTGTTGATTGCATAATAACTGTGTCTAAGTAAGGAGGTATATCGTCATAAGGTAAAATATATCTCATGTCGTAAGTGACAATCCCATCTACAGTTATTTCAAAATATATTTTATCTACATCATCTGGATAAAGCATTTCATCGTGTTCTTTATCCCAAGCTCTAAACTTCGGTATCATTCTTTCTCCTCCTAGTAATCAAATATCGTTACCTGTAACCCAGGTACGTAATCAGCTTTATTCTTATAAAATCGTTCCATGTCGTTCATTGAATCGAATTCCTCAACATAGACTTCTGATCCAACGTCTAATGCGACATAGGTATCTCCCTTTTCTTCGTCAGCATCAACTGAGAAGTAGATAGTACCGTAATGATTATCAGTACTATCAGTCTCCCAATTATTTCGCATGTAATGATTGAAGAGTTGTCTCCACTTGCTATAACTTAAGAACTTAATCATCTCGCATCAGCGACTTTGTTATCACGTTCTAAGAAGCTGATTATTCTGTCTGCATAATCGACAATCTTTTTAAGTTCATTGATTTCTTCATCCTTACGACCTGTTCTTGTCGCATATTTGATGATGTTACCAATCATGAAACCTTTATACGCTTCATAGCTGAATTGAGATTCTAGGAATCCGATGACATCTGTACCTAATCCGTTTGGAGCATAATGTGATGGTGGATTGATGTTTTTTATAGCCAGTTCTTTATTTTCAATCTCGCTTAATAATTGAGATTGGATTAATTTATTTCTATCAATATTGAGAGTTAAATGAGGACCTTTTTCCCATTTCGCATTTGAAACATTATCATCTTTCGACATCAATGCTTCATATGATTTTTCCAACGTTTCAAAATCATTTTCTAGCTTTTGTATAGTATTTTGTTTCTCTTCCAACTGCTTTTCATAGCTTGTAACTAACTCTGTCTCTTTATCCTGGTGCTCTTTAATCACTTCATTCGCTCGTTGTAACGAATCTTTCAAATTCTTGTTCGCTTCAGCCGATACTTCAATCGTGCGTTTGTGTTGATTTAATTCTTTCTCGTACTTCGATGTTAAGAATCTATCATTCATCTTTAATGCGTCTGCACTCTTTTTATCTAAACGATCATAAGAATGTTTTAATGATTTAATGTCACGTTCTTTTGCTTTGATATTTAAATATTTTAACTGTAGTTCTTCTTCTTTTTTCGTAATAGTTGCTTCAAGTTCCTTAATTCTATTCATAAAGTCATTACGTTCTGCATTCAATTTAGCGACTTCTTCTTTGTGCTTATCTCTATCATCAGTGACTAACGACAATTTCACTTGCAAGTCATCGACAATCTTCTGATGTTCTGCTTTATCAACCACATCATTAACAGGAATAGTGCTTGCTCCTTTATTCTTTTCTACAGGCTTCGTCTTAACTACTGGCACTTCATCAACAATAAGTCCCTGCTCTCTTTCTGCTTTCAACTTTTTGAATTCTTTCATATTCTCACTTCTGAATTGCAGTAACGTTTGATATGCCACACCAATTTTAGTTGCTGCTTCTTTCAGCGTTTTCGTTTCATGAATGATTTGATCAACCTCTGTTATCAATAAACCTTTTAATGTCTTTGCCATTATTAAATCTCTCCATTCTCATCGATGTTTATCAGTTCATCGATTGTCATATTTAATTTCTTACACAAACTGTTCAATGTATCTGTAAAGTGTCGTTTTCTGTTAAGTTCGATATCTCCGAGATAACTCTTAGATATTCCTATAGATTCAGCAAATTCACGTTGTGACATTCTTTTATGTTTTCTAATCCATCTGACTTTTGCACCAATATTCACATTTCCGTACTGCATAATCAGGCTCCTGTCCTAGCGTTAAATAGATCCGGATAACGCTCAATGTATTTCTTCGGAATAGGTGCACCTGCTTCAATCATTTGAATAACAGTCTGTCTACCGCTATCCGCCACTTTCCTCTTTCTTATCGGTGTTGTTGCTGCTTTTTTCAGCGACCATTTGAAAGTAAAATGACGATGCCAGAATATATTCTTGTTGATGCCATTCTCAACTGCTATATCGCTCCACTTCTTGTATTCATCAGAAGTATTGTTAAATCTTTCTTTAGGACTTGTTATCGCTTCTTCAAACGTCATACCTCTTTTGACTACTCGCTCTCTATAAGCGTTGTAACTAACCTTTGAACGGTGTTTGTTATCTATCCAGTATTGTCCCATCGGTGTCGCTTTCATAAGTATCTCCCCTTACTCATATTCAACTGTGTGTGGTATTGTCATACCTGCGTATGTTTCTTCTTTTGTTTCTTTCACGACTTTATAAATAATTGTTTTATCTGAACCATGATCTGTTAATTCGATACGAGCGACATCATCGATGCCGACCTCGTATACGAATAAATCACTTTTAATTTTCTTTACCTTCATATCAAATCCCAAATTTCTACTTGCCCTAACTCTTCTTCACGCATAAGTTTGTGCAAGTTTATGAATTCTTGAAGTTCATCTGATGTAACTTCTTTTTGTACATGTTTCAAAATTCCTATTCCAATAAGTCTGTAACCATCACGTCCACTTAGCGGAATTACTGTAACTGTCCATTCTTTCTTCTGGTCATAAAGTTTGAATCTATTTAGTAAACTCATAAGTTCACTCCTTGGTCATATAATTCATGGTTTATATTGTGATTGAGTTGATTAACATTAAACTTGTTACTGGTCTTATCATCTCTATCGATGCACATCTTTATTTTTATGCCACCTTTTTCTCTGGTCATGAGTGTGACATATCCCTTAATACCTTTGGTCGATAGATACTCCTGGATTGCATATTCTTCTGAATAGAATCCCGTTTCTTTAAACTGCTGATCAAAGTGCTTTGCAACATCTGAATTCAAGTAATAGACTTCTGATTTTGACATTTGAATCACTCCTTTAATACGTTAAATTAGAAGGGCAAATCATCATCCTGGATATCGATTGGGCCTGATGAATTAGCAAATGGGTTTTCATGCTGTTGCGAGTATCCGTTATTTGCGTTATTTTGCCCTCTGTTGACGTTTTGGTTGTTTTGGTTATTGTTGTTCGTCTGAGTATGATTCGCTTGTTGTACACCGTTATTTTGTTGATTTTGGCTATTCTTTGGTTCAATTAGTTCGATACGATTAACAATTACTTTTGTAAATGACTTCTTGTTACCTGCATCATCTTGCCATTGATCAATCTTGATACTACCTTCTACTGCCAACTTGCTACCTTTGCGACAATAATCAACAATGACCTGCGCTTGTTTATTCCATGCTTCAACAGGAATGAAGTTAGTATCATCTTTTTTAAATGGATTCTTAACAGCTAAATTAAATCTTAATACTGAATTGTTTCCTGCTTGTTTCAATTCTAAATCCGTTGCGATATTACCAATTAAAATTGCGTAATTAGTCACGATGCCACCTTGCTTTCTCTATAAATTTTTAATCTTCTCTTTATTGTTGCAAGAGATATATCTAATCTTTTACTGATCTCCTTATGCGTTAATCCGTCCTGTTTGAGTTTTAAAATTGTTTCAGTCTTAATATGTGGTTTATATAATCTATTCGGTCTTTTGTTTATCCCTTCTTCTAAAAGGTATTTATTTACTGTTTTCCAACAGGCGCCATACTTTTTAGCAACTTCTGTTGAACTCAATCCATTCTTATAATCTTCAATGATTTGTTTTTTAAACTTCCTCGCTGAAATTCTTTCGCCATACTCATAGGAATGGTTTATATTCTCTTTAGAAGTACAGTATTCTAAGTTAGACAATTCGTTGTTAATTGGATTGAAATCTTTGTGATTTACTTCTAGATCACTTTTCCCTACGAATGCTAATAATACTAGTCTGTGAACCTTGTATTCTTTCTTCTTTCCACTTTTGTCTACCAATGCAATTTTTTTATAACCAGTTGAAGTATTAGAAAGTGCCATAACTCTACCTTTTAACAGACTTTTGCTGTCGCACTTTATTCTGGTATACCTGTCATAACTCCTAACTCTCCCTTTATTACTGACCTGGTACAAACCCTCGAAACCAGGTATATCCTTCCATATTTCACTATTTATCATCTGGCACCTCATTAACTTCAATAGCTACAATTTTTGATGGGTTGATGTATTTGTTTATATCAAATAACAAACAGGTTACACCTTCTCGCATACCTTTCTTACATGCATCTACTACAGGTTCTACTTCGTCTTCTGGCAAAATACTGTCTACAATCCATCTACCTTCTAATATCACTCTGATTTGTCTCATTTCATTTCCTCCATCACTTCATTAATTTGTTTAATCATTGAATCTGCAAAATCAAGAAACTGTACTCTGTCGACATCTTCCTCTGATGCCCTCACGTTATGCCTAGCAATAACGACCTGTACTTTTAATTCCTTAACTTTAGTCTTAAGCTGTCGCAGTTTCTGTTGGTCCATATTCCTCAATCCCCTTTCGAGTTTGTAACTCATGGTCTTTTTGAGCTACCAGAACACGTAACTCTAATTCATTTGATGCCCAGTCAATCATTCGTTGCGCATATCTTTCTGTACAGTTTAGTCGTCTCATGATTTGTTCTTTAGTCATGCTTTTAACCTTCTTTTCTTATTTTTTAGTTTGTTTTTTGGTTTGTTTTCATAATCGTTAATTAAACCTTCAATCCAATCATCACTGAAACCATTTTTATTTGCGTAATTAATGATATGATTTGCATACAATCTAGTACATTTTAAGCGATTAATTATTTCTTGTTCAGTCATGTTTGATCACCTCCGTAACATCTTCTAATGCAGAAACCATGCCGCCAGCTATTTCACTTAGCACACGTTCTTTCATTTTCAACTCCTGCATTCTTTCGTTCGATACAACTACGAAGTTTTCATCATGAAGTAGCTTTGCATATTCCTTAATTGCTTGTTCTTTCGATTGTTCTTTTTGTTGATCTTTAATTTGTTCTAACTGCTCAAAATCCCATTTATATCCTTGCTTTTCGCTTTTTCTATCAACTAGCTTGTCGATTGTTCTTTTAAGAATATCTTCAACATACTGCATCGTTCTGTATTTAGGATTTAGAAATGTTGGTGTACCAAGTCCGAACTTTTCCTCCATTTCTATTTTCCTTGGTGATAAATCTGTTGCGTGCGCACAATCAAATCCGATAACACCATCATTCTCATAAGTGATTCCTCTATGAAAAACATTATCTATAACATCTCTTTCTTCCTCATTTTTAGGCGTGTAATGAAGATAGCCACATAGATGACCCAGGTGCTCATGCCTAACAATTTCATACTTAAAACCTTTGTAGGTTTGAGATTTGAAGTTCCCCTCGTTCTTTATTGCTTCTTTCATTTCCTTGAGTTCCATTCGTTTCACTTCTCCTTTTGTATGTTTATTGCATTCTTCTGTCTGCACCATCTAATGTTAAAAACGTTGCACCATTGCATATTCTTGAATAAGCACGTTTCAGCATAAAATCTGATGGCATTTCATTAATGATGTCTAAGTTCGTTGTATAGATTGTATTCAAGCCTTGGCGCTTGTTCGTAATCTCGTACAACTTCTCACATGCCCAGTCCGTCTGCTTGTTTGCACCGACATCATCCAGGACTAATAAATCAACTTCACTAACTAATCGCATAATTTTTTCTTCTGTATCATCATTCTTTTTATTGAACGATGCTTTGATGAGTGATAAAAGCTCAACATTATCGATGAAAAGCACTGTATTACCTTTGTCTTTCAAATATCTAGCGATAGAAAACGCTAGGAATGACTTTCCTGTTCCTGTATCACCCTGAATGACTATCGTTTTAGGATTTTGTTTATTGAACTCTTTACAGAAGTTAGATGCTACTTTATAAGCGTTATATATTTCAGGACTTGCTTTTTCGAGATCAATGTCATTATTCTTGAAGGACGCCTTTTTCAGATCCGGATTAATCAACGATTGATTGAAGTAATAGTTAATCTTTCTTTGCTGCATTCGTTTCTTATCCGCTCTCACTAATTCTCTAAGGTGACAGTCACATTTGATTACTAGCTCACGCGTTCCATCATCATTTACTTTGTAAGTGTTCTTTGTACCGCATTTATCACATGTCTCCTCTTCGATTTCTGGAATACCTCGATTTGCTACTGCTTTCATAAGTTCACTATTCAGTAATGATTTCAACATCTTCACCGCCTAACATCTGTCTCATGTTTCTTTCGTTACGTTCCTTGAGTCTTGCGATTTCTTCAGGCGAACGTTTTGTCGTCTGTACATTAGGTTTAACTTGATTGCTATCCTTAGACTTTCTTCTGCGTTCATTAGCATCTATTTCAGCTATTGTTCTAAATCCTTTGTTATACCAATTCTTCAACGTTCCATTGACATAACTATAGTTTTTAATACCTGCTTCAATACCTACATCTAATGCTTTGCTGACGATAGAGTCTCCTTCATCTCCGAAATCATCTATCCAAGCAAATAACTTCTGCATTGTAATTGGATCGAGGTAGCCATAACCACCATTTTCGAAGATATCGAATGACGAAGGACGAGTTATCTCTCTCTCTATCTTCTCTTTCTCTAAATCTATCTCTTTCTCTATCTCTTTCTCTGTGTGACCTAAGTGTGACAGAGATGGGACATTGTCCCGACTTTGTCCTATTTTGTTACTTTGTCGTTGTCTTTGCTTCCTTTTTCTACGAGCTTCTTCTGTCTCACTACCTATCATTGAAGCTATATTAGTAAGTTCGAATTCATCTTGATGTTCTGTATCAAAAGCGATTAAGCCTTTCTTTTGTAAGAACTGCATAGTTACCTGTACATTCTCAACTGATTCATCGATCTCTAAAGCGACTTCTTCAGAAAATTCATCTGTCAAACCGTCAAAGTAAATTTTTCCGTCATTTTTTAAGCTGAGCAATAATAACTTAAGATATATGATTGTGTAGGTATCTCCCCCAGCAATCTTTCTCAGCAGTTTTATTTCTTTTTGATTGAAAAAGTCTTCTTTCAATTTCAACCAAAAGTACCTTTTTGTCTTAGCCATAACTTACTCCCTTCTAAAACACATATACAGGTTTACCAGTAACCTTCTGTATCTCTTTCTTAAATAACTGTTCATCTGAATTTAAGTCTGATAAATGAATCAAGTATGTTTCTTGTAATTCCGATAGATCACATGACTCAAGAAAAATTATCAGATTTTCCAAACTAAAATGACTTTTTTCTATACGTTTTTTCAGACTTCCATTTAATCTTCCGTTCATAACATTCATTTCAAGTATTTTCAGGCTATTGTTACATTCAATTAACAGATGTGTGATGCCTTGGAAGTAATACCTGACATAGTAAGTGTCAGTTGCGAAAAGTAACTTCTCACCGGTTAATTCTGATTGAATCAGATATCCCAAGGGACATTCGGTGTCATGCTCTGTTTCAAAAGGTAATATCGTGAATGTACCTATGTTAAACAGCGATAATGGTTGCAAACCTTTTAGTCTATGATGGTTATACGCATTATTTTGAGTTATCAATGCATCCTTCTCATCATTTGCTATGAAACAATCAATCCCTTTTGTGAGAAGCGATTTCAAACCTTTAATATGATCACCATGCCTATGACTGATGATGCAACCAGCAAGAGAACTTAATCTGAAACCACATGCTTTTTGAATAGTTTTAATCGTCAATCCACATTCTATTAATATTTCAGTAGCTCCATCAGACAACAAATAGCAGTTGCCTGATGTTCCACTACCGATACATTGAATGTTCATTAGAATAAGCTCTCTTCAAACAATGTGTCTTCAGCTTGAACAGGTGATTCTTGATTAATAACTACAGGTTCTGGCTCTTGTCTCGGTTTTTGTTGATTAAGATCAGGCGCTTGCTCCACAGGTGGGATATCGATTAGCGTTTGATTTGCTTTCTGTTTGATTTCTTCTTGAACATTTACTTGTGGTTCTGATGGTGCTTCTTCTTCTGTATACATTTGATTTAACTTTTCAGGGAACGCTTCACGTAACGCATTTACAATGGCAGTTTTACGAATCATATTGTTAGGCATCTTCTTCCACGTAGCCTGGCTTTTAGAGAACTCTTCCATCGAGATTTTAACTACTATAGGTCTCTCTCTGTCTTTACGATAAACTTTTGCCCAACCGCCTAGTAATACATCGTTTTTAAGACTTACAGCACCCTCAATTTCAACCATCTGTCCTTCGCGTTCAACAATGATACCTGCTTCTAAACCGTTGTATTCGTCATGAGATTCTGCACGTTTCATAAATGCTTCTTTAGAAGTCACAATTTGTGCAGGATGACCCTGGAACTTAATTAGATACGCTTCGTTCAGGAAAGGGTTTAATTTTTGATACTTACATAGATTCAAAAACATCACCAACTCTTGATCACTTACGTCTGCTCCACCTCTTACCAAGTACTGCTTAACCATTTCTCCACTTAGTTTTACCGCTTCACCATTCACTTCATACTCTACGGGTTTAGTTAATAATGCATTATTTGTCATTTTATTTCTCCTCCACTCTTAATGTTTTGTCTTTTTCACTTACATGTAGTTTTACTTGTTGAGATTCTGTTGCTAAAATATCTGTTACCGATTCTGCATTGTCGATCATGATAGGTGCGTAGAAATCATAATGTTTAGATAAAGTATTGATGATATCTAATCCTACATTGATTCTATGAGCAGTATTTAAACCAGCGTCAAATGGAACCCCTTTATATGTCGCTTCGCATACATCATTTACTCCTCCGTTAATCTGAATGTCGAACAGCTTAAATTCAGTTATTTCAAACATGTTGTTGATAGTTGTCTCCATAAGATTTACCTTAGCTTTAGTGAATTCTTCTGTCAGATATATTGCATGTTCTAACTCTTCAAACTCCATAGCTAATTGCGTTTGCGTTGCTTCTAACTCTTTGATTCTTTCAGTAGCTCTAAGATTTACGTCAATGTCATTAAGATTTGTATCAATACTTTTCAGCTGTTCTAAAAGTGGTCTTAACTTCTCATCTTCAACATTTATCACTCTTTCCATATTGCTATTTGTTAAAGTATTTCTTGCTGTTCTTTTAGACTCTAATTCGTTCCAGAGATTCTTATATGCTTTTGAAACCTGTACGTCAGACAATTCTGCTTTAGCTTTATTAACTTCTGCTTTAAGTTCAGTAAGTTTGTTTGTTTCTGCTTCCAGGCTCTCGGTAGTCTTACTTTCTTGTTCTTCCAACTTACTTTCTTGCTCTTTAATCTCAGCAGCTTTAACTTTTGTTCTTTGAATATCTTCTTTGATTTGTTCAAGCAAAGTAGATTTGTTGAAGTTAAATTGTTCCTGCATCTTTTTGATAGCTTCTTGTTGCATATGTTCTGGTATATCTTGACCACAACACTCACAAATCGTCTGAGTCTTAAATTCTTTAGTGTGGTTTGATTCATCTTTATACTTTTCGATTAACTGTCTATAGTCCTTTTCTAGGAATGACTTATCATCATCTAGACGTTCTTTAGCATTCTTTATATTAGATAATTCAGACTTCAAATCATTACATATTCTCTCTTGTTTATTTAATTCATATTCTTTATCTGATAAAGCGCGTTTAGAGTCTTTATCGTGATTGTCAACAAGGTACTTTAAATCAGTTTCAAGTTGTGTGATCTCTCCATTGATTTTGATAACCTCATTACCTGATTTAATCTCTGATATTTCGTTTCTGACCGCTTCGATTTTCTTTTCTGTATCAGTCTTATCTTTTAGCAAGGTCTTTTTATCTAACTTTGCTATATCCGGCATATTATGATTAATCTCATCAATTCGATGCGGTATAGCTGTTAACTTTTCATTTATAGCCTTTTTATCTCTACTGATTCTCAACTTGAACTCATCTAATGAGTTATCTCCCATTAATTCCTTTAGTTTCGATAAGTTACTATTCGAATTAATGACAGCATCATCTGTCACTTCTGCAACCAGGCTCATTAATATATCCTTACGTTCAGCAGGCTTTAAGCTGTTAAATGCAAGTGGATTTGTAACGAGCTTGAAAATGTATTCATCAGCTACAATTGTTTTGATATATTCATTGAACTCTTTTAACTTCTTAGGTGTCAGTGTTTGTTCGCTAGATCCTAATTCATAGAGCGTTTCATGCCCTGAAAAAGTTGCAGTAGGTTGTCCTCTTTTTTGAGTCCATTTCTCTCTATAGACTTTCTTAATATGATGTTCTTTACCATCAATCTCTAACACGCCGTAAACGGAATGATTCAAGTTATGAATCTCTTTCCCTTTGCTATCGAGTGTTTTAATTGCAAACTTTGTGTCACCTTTTGAATTTTTATTAAAAAGTAACCAGAAGAATGCATCAGCGATAGTTGTTTTACCAGTCTCATTATCACCAAAGACCGAGACATCTTTGCCATTAGTAATCAACTCAAAATATTTAGTGCCTTTGAAATTTTCTAAGACTAACCTGATTAATTTAATATTCATTATTTACTCCCCTTTACTTCTATAACTTCTGTAAAATAAGCAACTCCGCAGTCGTTTTCTAAATACCACTCAACATCGCAATGCGGTCCGTATTCTTTTATCAATCTGTAGTACCCATCAAGCGTGAAAAATGCTCTTCCAACTTTAACGAATTCTACCTGCCTACAGTAAGGTAACTTCATGCAGTTTCCTCGCTTTCACATTCAATTACAGGAATGATATCTCTGCGTTTCAAGAATTCGTAAAGGAATAAACGACCTTTCTGTGTCCATTTCGTATGCATTCTCACTGAAACACTGCCATCCTTATGCGTAATCTCAGTTGTTTCTGAATGCGTATAGCCTTTTGCGTGATGATTTGAGTAAAGTAGCCATTGTCCTGACTGCTTGTACTGAATTTTGAATCGTTGTAGCAGCTTATTCATCTCCTGAGCTGACATACCATAATCTTTTGCGATCTGACCGATAGTAACTAAGCTCTTACTTTTAAGAATCATGTCTACATAGTTCGCTTTCGGTTTTAACTCTCCAATCTGTTGTTTCTGCATCGTGTTCTCTAAATGTAATTTCTCGTTCTCTTCCACTTGTTCAACTAACTGCAATAATGCTTCTTTGTATGTTCCAGGCAATCTGTTTTGTAATGCTTTCTCCATTTCGTTAAATCTATTGATATATGCCATTTTGAAGTCGTTGTGACCTTGGATGTTGAACATGTATAAAATGAATCCGTCTTTAGTTAGTAAATATTCCGATTGAGTTCTGCCACGACTATCTTTGTAATCTGACTTAAAAATTAATGCGTCCACATTTGGACTCATTAAAATTTTGTCCAAATCTCTTTTAACATGTTGATGTTGTCTACCTAATTCCTCTGCAACTATCCTACTGCTTACGACTGGGCCTAGTTCTGAATTATTCTCGATCTTGATTAATGTGTTCATTTGCTTCATCCTTTCTGTTCTTTCATTAATAAATGTTTTGGAATAAAATAATTTCTCCTTTAGAACTGATGTTCCGTTATATTTTGCAAACGCTTACTGTATAATTTTGTTAATCTGATTAAGAAAGGAGGTTATATAATGGAAAATTTGAAATTTAATGATAGTCAAATGAAAAAAATAGAAAGTTACCTTAAATCTCAAGAGCGTTCTGTTTGTTGCTCGAATCCTCAAATAGTATTTTCAAATGAAATTCATTCATTACCGCTCATCTCACAGCCAGCATCGTTAGTTGGTATGGAAGTATTCGTTACAGTCTGTAAAACGTGTGCAAAAACTGAGATGTTTAATTTAAAAGTATCTAATATCTTGAGCTAAGCCAGCAACATATTTTGTTTTCTTAACTCTCTTAATCTCTTCCGCCAAGATGACGATTAAGAGGGCTATTTTTAATGCTTGTAATTTATTCATTTATCTCACCTCCTTTAAATCTTTGTAAGTCGAAAGCAAAAAGAATGATGAAAGTTGAATGATAATCGTTAACCCTAGTCTTGGTCCTGGTTGCATTTGAAACCCTAGCGCTAGGAATAACACCACTAAGCATGCGAAAAATGTACAAAGCAGATAAAGTGATGTATAAGATAACTTCGCTAAATACTTCATGTCACTTCCTCCTTCCGTTAATCCATTCGATTAAGTTTGCTGTGCTGTAACGTGACGAGATTCCTTCAATATGAACGAACTGAAAATCATCTCGTTTTCTTATTTCATTGAATACTGCAGCGCTACAACCTATAAGTTCCATAGCTTCTTCTCTTGAAACTGTTGGATGATATTTCTTTGTCAGTTTATCCTCAAGTTGTTCTGCGATTACATCTGTTAAATTGTTAATAACTTCTGGTGCAAACATTTAATCACCTCTACTCTTTTTTTCGGCATCTGCTTACATGCTTAAGTCATCGCAATGACCTTTAGATGTATTATGACGCGGCTCATATCATCGCCTACTCTCGCTCTTTAAACATCTAAGCAGATGCCGAATTCGTTATTAAATTCTGCGTTCCATTTTGTAACGCTGATTTCTTGTTTTGGATAATTCTTGCGGATTCAATTGATAATCTATAATGATTTTGTCGATTAGCGCCTGTGCTTCAAAAATCACATCTTGCGTTTCACTAGCGATACGTCTTACATTCTCAATGTCTTCTTGACTGCAATATTCAGGGCGTTTATCAATACGATAGAGATTTAGAACATCAATTACTTCTCGTATTTCATTGAGCATTCTCTCTTTTATACATATACGATGATCATCAAATACAACTTCTGATGGTGCAGGTGTCGTGTATCCATTTGAGAATTCGTATGACATTTCTTTGATTAGAATTGGATCATCACTTCTTTCGTAACTTGTCATTAAGATTTCAGATGAGATATTGCGACGTCCCTTCTCGATATTGCAGATATTTGGTTTAGTAGTAAGTAACATGTCTGCAACTTGTGATTGAGTTCTACGAGTTCTTTGTCTATGTCTCTGTATACTTGTTTTCATAATTGTTTTCTCCTTGAATATTTTTAGGTCTTTAATGTTTACATGCTTTTGGTCTATACTTTAGTTACGGTGTTGGTCACACCGTACAATTACATTTGGTCGTGTAATTGATGGTTTATAAGGCTGACTGAGTTTGGTCGCTCAGTCGGTCATTTGTTTGATAACAATTGTTATCATTTGATATAAAAAAAATATCTTCAAAATTTACATCCATAGCATTGCAGATTTCTTTTGCAGTTTTTGCAGAAATACCTTTATTGTTAAATGCTTTATTAATAGTTACATAAGTTAAACCTGTCTTTTTAGACAAATCTTGTTGTGTTAATCCTTTAGATAACATAACAGCAAATAGTTCTTCTTTTGGTTTGATTTTCATCATTAGCACCTCCTTTGATAACTTTTGTAATCTTGCTGTTGTTATCAATATACAACTAAAAATTAACTATTGCAAGCATTATTGTATATTTTATTTATATTTTTTTATCAATAGTTTTATTAATGTTTTATAATGTAAGCAGGTGATAACAAATGGAAGCAAAAAAATTCGGACAATATCTAAAAAAATTAAGATTAGAACAAGGCTACACAATAAGACAAGTAGAAATGAAAACAGGTATATCTAATGCTTACCTATCTCAAATTGAAAACGGTAAAAGAAATATACCTACTGCACAAATTCTTAAAAAATTAGCGCCTGTATATCGTGTTGGAACGACAGAATTATTAACAGCTGCAGGATATTTAGAAAAAGACAGCGATGTTAGTTCAAAAAAACCAGAAACTCTCGTATTTAACCATCTAGAAGGTTTTTCTGATTTAAGCGAAGAAGAACAAAAAAGAATAGAACAATCATTGATAGAGCAAGCTGAATTTTTGATCGCAAAAGCGAAGAAAAATAAATAATTAAATATAAGGGGGATGGATCAAATGAAAAAAATATTATCAAGTGGATTAGCTATCAGTATTCTTTTAGCAGGATGCGGAGAAGAAAGCAGTCAAGAAAATAAAACAACAAGCAAACCTAAAGAAGAAAAATACATAAGTGATGAGAAAATTAAAAAAGAGTTTCAAAAAACAATCGATGTATATTCGAAAGAACTAATGAATATTAAACAATCATCAGAGTCGGGTAATGTACAAGGTATTCTAGCAACTTTTGAAACAAGTGGTAATAAAGTAGAATCTGCAGCTCAAGATTTCAAAAAGTTCTTGGATAATAACAAAGAACCTGTCAAATATGAAAAACCATCTGAAAGCATGGTTAAATTTGGTCAAGTATTAGGTAAGTTTATAAGTTCCACTTCTGAAGTCATCAAAAAGGTTAATGACGGGAAAATGTCCGAAGAAGAAGGAGATAAAAAATTCGAAGAGCTAAACAATGATATGGAAAATCAACTTAAAGATATAGATGATGTCGAATTAAAAGCTTTTATGGACAAAGAAGGAATAAAATATGATTCTCTAGAATTACTAGCAGAAGATGACAATGCTATGGAAGAAAGTACTGATGATAATGAAAATGATGAAGATACTTCTTCGTTAAATCCGTTAGATGATTTCAAATCAAAGAAAAAAACTAATGTTAATAAAGTAATCCAAGCTGGTCCTGCTGAATTAACTATCAACAATTTAGAATTAGGAGAAATTAAGGTTACACCAGATAATGAGTATAATTTTAGTAGTACTAAAGCTGGAGAAAATGCACAAATTGTAATTCTTGATGTCACATTAAAGAATACTGGCAATACACCTGCAGACTATTATGCAGATCAAGCAGAACTTATGACAAGTTCAGGTGAGCAAGTAGAACCAAGTTTTTTAACTGATTCAGATTTGGTTGTTGAAATGAAGGGTCCAGTTAAATCTACTGGTAAAATTGTATATGAACTTAAAGATACTAAAGTTGATGATCTTTCTTCTATTTCATATATAGCTAAGCCTTATTTCGATGATGAAACCGGAGAGAATTTATCAGAAGAACAAATTATTGAATTACAGATAAAATAATACTTATATACTAGGAGAGAATAAAAGTGAAAAAATTATTAATTAGTGCATTATCTATAAGTATTCTACTTACAGCTTGTGGACAAGAAGAAAATAAAGAACAAACCAAAAACACAGAAAAATCTTCAGTATCAGAAAACAAACAATCTGATAAAGTAAAAAAGGAAAATGAAAAACAAAAAGAAATAAAGACAAATGAAGAAGCAACTTCAGAAACTCCGACTACTGAAAAACCAACTACCGAAAATCCGACTACTGAGAAACCGACTACTGAGAAACCGGATAAAGCTTCGATAGATAAAAGTAAAATAGGAACTGTTGCACGTTTCCCAGCAGAATTCACTAGACATATAGATGGTGACACGAGTGTATTAAACATAGATGGACAAGACAAAAAAGTTAGATACTTACTAATCGACACTCCTGAAACCAAACATCCAAGAACTGGCGTTCAACCTTTTGGTCCAGAAGCTTCTGCTAGAACTGAAGAATTATTGACTAATGCATCTAAAATTGAAGTAGAATACGATGTTGGAGAAAAAACTGATAAGTATAACAGAGATTTAGCTTACGTATATGCAGACGGACAAATGATTAATGAAATACTTGTTAGAGAAGGATTAGCAAGTGTTAACTATGTCTATCCTCCTAATACAAGATATTTAGATACTCTTAAAAATGCTGAAGCTCAGGCTAAAGCAGAAAAACTTGGTATCTGGTCTTTAGATAGTGCTTTTGAAAGCGATAATAACTCTAGTCAAAACTCAACTAATAACAATCAGCAGAACACTAAGCCTGCCGGAAACAACCAAACATCGAATTTTGTACAACAACAACCTTCTAACGCAGGAGAAAGCTTTGCAAATTGTACTGAATTAAGACAAGTATACCCTGAGGGTGTAGATTCAAATCATCCAGCTTACACCACTAAAATGGATAGAGATGGAGATGGATATGCCTGTGAAATAAATTAATTAACGCTAGCTGACCACTAGTACCCTATTGGTCGGCTATTTTTAGAACGATAAATAGAACATACGTTCTTATTTATAATAAAAATCAAACATACATTCTAGAATTGGGGGAGATAACATGAGAATTGAAGAACTTGTGAATGATATTACAGCGTATATTATCGAGAGAGTTGAGGATCTTAGTATTGAAGCTCTCGCTCACATTTATAATCTTCATATTGCATATAATCACGAAATGAGCTGCTATATGAAGTTGGACGGATGTGATGTTATATTCATTAAATTCGGAACACCGCAAGATATGTGGTTCAGATTCGCTCATGAACTTGGCCATTATTTTATGCACGTAGGAGTTTCGAAACAAATGCATCCATCGTATAACTACTTGCAGGAAACGGAAGCTGATAAATTCGCCCTACTCTTTATGATGCCTGAACGATTAATCGTTGAATATAACTTATTTACGGTTGAAGCAATCATGGATTATTTTAAAGTATCACAGGAACATGCGACAAAACGTGTAGAGTTATTAATCAACAGATCTAAGACACATAAATTAATTGGTTTAGAAAGGATGTAGACAATGCATATCCAACAACTAGAAGACGGTAAGTATAAGGTTACCTTAGAAGCTCCACGCGACCCCGTAACAGGAAAAAGACAACAGATAACAAGACGTCATAAAAGTAAACGTGAAGCCATCAAAAGAGCTGAAGCAGAATATGATAAACGGATGGCGATGCTCGGGCAATATGGTGCATTAAATAATGGCAGTCCTTCATTTAGACAGGTCGCCGAAAAATTCATGGAAGAATATAAGAAGAAAGAGAAAATAAGTACATATACATCAAGAAAACAAAACCTGGTTAAACTCTATGATTTTTTCGATTATATCGAAATAAAGAAGATAAATCATAAGATGTGTCAGAATGTCATCGATGAGATGATGTTAGGAGAGAAAAGGATATACTCTAAAGCGTACACACAGAGCGTTAAAGGAACGTTAAATCTTATCATGGATTATGCGGTGAAGAATGGAATAATCAGCGTAAACCCTGCTCTAAACTGTAGATACCCTAAACCACTTGTAACTGTGGAAGAATTGGAAAGTACAGAGTTCTTTGAAGAGTCAATCTCTAAAGAAGACACACGTGCTATATTTGAGGAATTTAAGTCAGATCGATATAAATATAAGGATTCCTACGAATTCTTTCTGACAATGTATTATACAGGTATGCGACCAGGTGAAGTCATGGCTTTGAAGATAAAGGACATAGATTTTGAAAAGAATGAAATACGTGTGACAAAGACACTTTTCAATCCTGATGATAAAAAGCGTGGTCACAAACTGATACCACCTAAAAATAACAATAGTCGCATTGTTTCATTTTCTGATACGCTTGCTGTAGAATTAAAGAGTATAATAACAAAACGTAAACAGACTAAAGAAGTTTTCGGTGAACAGTATATTGATGAAGACTTTTTATTCTGTGACCATTTCGGCGATCCATACAAATCAGGATTAGTGTATAAACGATTCAGAGTTGCTTGTAATGCTGTAGGAATTGAAGATAAGAAGTTTCGTCCTCACACATTTAGACATACCCATACTACTAATTTAATCGAAGCCGGAGTATCTCCGAAAGATATTCAGGAGCGATTAGGTCATAAAAGTATTAATACGACATTAGGTATATATGCACATGTCACTAAAAAGTCGCGTGCCCAGGTCGTTAAAAAATTTGATGACCACATGGAAAAAGCGTTAAAACTAGATAAAGAAGAAATAGAAAAATGA